AATGCCCTACAATTAAGTAGAGCATTCTTTTGTCAATTAACTAATTGCAGCAAGCAATGTCTCATCAACAGCTTCAACAGGAGCACTCTTGAAGATAGCAAGCAAGGTTGCTTCAGTTTGAGCCATTGCAATCTCTTGAGTAGCGTTAGTAGCAGAAAGAAGAGTGAAGTTCTTCACTTGAGAGTCTACCCCATTCTCATCTGTTTTGGTTCTCAATCCTTCTTCGAATGTCATACTATAAAGAATGCCATTAGTAATCCATTCGTTGATTGGGTCTTTAGAGTTGACAGTGAATGCAACACCATCGTACTGATACAAAGCATAAGTAGTGCCAAAGAATTTGTGTCCTTTTGCAACAACATCAGCATTGTAAGGATTGCCTGTAGAGATAGTTCTTACATTAAGTACTTCTCTTCCTTTAATTTCTTTTTTCATCTTTTAAACATTTAATTGTGTTACGCATTGACATTTTAAGGGGGGCTACCCCCACTGCGTAATTTGTGGAGGGGTGGCTGACTGGATGTACCCTCCCCTCCCCTATACATAATGAGTTCCCTAATTATAGGAAAAAAAATTTTGTAAATAGTTCCACAAAGAACATTGGACATAACCTCCTAAGGCTCAAACAGTTAGCTGTAAGAAGTGTTAAATGTTGCATGAAATTTTCCAAATTCTTCATGCACCCATTTTTATACCCACAGTATAAATTGCACCCATAAATTAAACTTTGCCCCTATTTTTTGTAACAAATAACTATATAAATATGTTACAAGAGTGTCACACTTTTTCAAATATTTGTGACAGATTTATATATATATAGGTAACAAAGACTTCTGGGTTTGGCTGTGTTTCACTTTCTAGATTGTCCAGTTTTTAACACAATAAACTTGACATTTGTCAAGGTATAGCTTTACCCTAGGGGATGTTTAGTCAAGCTATGGCTTTACATAATGTGTCTTATAAGGGACATGCTCAGCTTAACAATGTTGCTTTTATGACACATTATGATATGTCTTTACATATAATGATGGAATAAGCTTACATATTATATGCGTTATAATATAGGGACCAATATTATAAACTCCTGTTGTATCAAAACTAGAAAATCCTGCAAGTTTTGATAATAGGCAAAAATAAATTTGGAACATATAAAGGAGATTGATATCTTTGGGGGGGAAAAAGGGGGGGCCCTTTGTAAACCCATTCATTTAAAAACTCTTATATATATGATGACAACAATATTATTACTGTTAGTGCTATTAGTGATTATGGCCATAAGCGTAGGGATCTATATGTCTGATGACATAGAAATGGGAATGGAGCTATCAACATTCAAATGGACAAGCTTTGAACTAGGTGTCACTAATAGAAACTATACATGGGATAGTGGGGAAGAGGAACAGGAGCTTAGAGTAGGGTTATTTTTCATCACCTTCTTTATATCATTTTTTAGAAATAGTGCATAATATAGCATTCACCCATAGACATAATTAAATTAGTTATTTGTGGGTCAATAGATTATACATACCTTTGCTTTAATTATATATGGAAACCAATAAGAAAATAGTAGTTCAAAAGCTGAAGAAGCCTGTGTCAGACAACTATGCCTGTGCAGAGAAGTATTATAGCTTATTGTCTTCATTGAATGATTTGAAGCTTACGACAAGGGAGATACAGTTGATAGCCTTCACAGCTATTAAGGGAAACATCTCCTATGCCAATATCAGGGAAGAGTTCTGTGTCAAATACCATTCCTCAGCCCCAACAATAAACAACTTGATTTCTAAGTTGAAGAAGATGGGGGTGTTTGTAAAGGATGGGACAAAGGTGAAGGTTAATCCCCTCATTATATTGAACTTTGAGAATGACATTGTTTTACAAATAACCGTCACTCATGGATAAGCCAGTGTCAATGTCTGTTAAAGACTACCTAATCAGGACACTAGCTGTTAAGATTCTTACGTCAGAGAAGACAATAGAAGCTGTCATTAATCACCAGTTTCAATCAGCCAACGAAGCCCTTGATACAAATAATAGTGTAGAGATTTCTGGATTTGGAAAGCTCTTCTTTAATAATAAGAAGGCTATAAAAAGACTAGGAGCTCTGAACGCTAAGAGAGAAGTGATGGAAAGGATGATAAATGATGTAACATTACCAGAGCAAAAAAGGAAGTCAGCTCAAGTGACGTTAAACCAGACGAATACAACAATAGGATTATTAAAAGCTAGAATTACATATGAAGATTAACTTTCCCCAAATATATGAGGGCTGGAAAAACAATCTCTTTCCAGCAAAGGATATGAGAGATTGGATTAAGCAAGTGGGTGAGGAAAGAATGTCCATATGTAAAGACTGTGCTTTGATATCTACAAAGCATAAGACAACAAGACCTGATGTACATTGCACAGATTGTGGGTGTACATTAGCAGCAAAGACAAAATGTTTATCATGTGCTTGTCCTCTTCATAAATGGGATGTTGTAATGAACTCCAGAGAAGAGGAGGATGCTTTAAAAAAAGAAATTAATGGAAAATAAAGAAGTTTGCATTAAGAAGATTCCCTTAGATAACTTCATAAATATACTTATGGAGCTTTATAACAAAGGACTAGACTATATTGATATTCAAGGAGTGACAGATGATCGTCAAGACAGACTGGCCATATCCTTTACAAATGAATATATGACTCCAGAAGGAGTGGATAACTTCATGGGTTCTCCTTATATAGAGGAGGTTGACATGAAACTAACGGATGAGGATTTAAACCAATTATTATGAGTAGTAAAAACCACTACAACCAAGTGATTCACACGCTCCAAGAACTACATAAGAGTTTCCCCACATATAATATGGGAAGGCATTTAGCTACAGTTTTGGATGAGTATGGTGATATATGGGGAATGACAGACAAAGAATTATCTTATGCTTTATATAAGTATAGATCACAGATAGAAATGGATGTTCCACATACAGATGAAAGCGAATTAGACAAGATTATAAAAGAAGGTATGGATCTTGATAACATTTTAAAAGAGGAGGACCTAGATAATGGCGACTACTAAAAAAGCACTTCTTATAGAATATGAGTTGGAGTTTCTAGAAATGAAACTTCAAGAACTAAAGGAATATATACAGTCTAACCCCTTTTCTTCTTTAGCTGATAGAATGGCTTGGAAGGAAACAAAAGGTGGAGGATCTATTCCTATTTGTATTGCTAATAAAGAAGCACAAAGAAAAGACTTGACACAAGCACTTAAAGACTATGCTGAGATTTTACGTACAGTGGATGCTATGAGAGAGAAAGAAGAGTCTAAAATAGAGGTGAGAGGCAAGGGAGAACTAAGCAGTATGGCTGAAGACTTCCTTAAAAATAGAAAATGAATCTACAGAGTATAGACTATAAAGACTGGTTTATAAATCAGAAGCGTATTCCTGACAAAACTAGTGAGGAGTTTAAGGAGTTTTTTGACTTTCATAAAGAGTTATGTCTAAATGGTTGTATGATGGGGGGTGTTTATATCAACCCCTTTTTATATTGGCACCTAAACATGTGGCATACAGAGGTGGATGTTATTGATGCAAATGGAAGAATCTCTCAGAAATATGCTAACCCATTTCTTAGAGATAATGAGTGGGTGATTACCAATGAGATAGATAGAGCTCAGAATGAAAAGAAAGGACTGCTAATACTTGGTATTAGACGTTTGGCTAAGTCTGTTATAGAAGCATCCTATGTATCTTGGGGTGCTACATTTGATGAAAACTCACAGAATATTATTTCTGGACTGAATGCTCCAGATATAAAACTGATTACAGATAAGATTGATAAAGGTCTTAACTTCTTACCAGAAGCTTGGAGATGGCAGAGGATTGAAGATAATTGGAAGAATCAAGTGACACTAGGAATTAAAACTAGATCAGGAGAAAGGATACCATTCTCTTCTATTCTTATTCGTAACCTTGATGAAGGTAATAATGAAGAGGCAATTGCAGGTACTAAACCACGTAAATTAATTATAGATGAGATCGGTAAAGGAAATTTCCTTAGAGGCTTACAGGCTGCTATTCCAGGTTTCACTACACCCTATGGTTGGGGATGTAGCCCCATACTTACTGGGACTGGTGGTGACATGAAAAAATTCATGGATGCAAAATCCTTGATGTTTGATGTAGACAATTTCAATTTTCTTTCTTATAATAATGAGAAGGATACATCTAGAATGCATGGGCTCTTCATTGGACACAAGTATAGAATGGAGGCTAAAGAAGACTCTACACTAGGAGCTTTTTTAAAAGAACCTCCAGCTTCAGAACTATACAATGTAAAAATGTTAGTCTCTAATGATGAGAAGGCTACAGAAATTACAGAAAATAATCTTAACAGACTTAAAAAAGCTGGAGATAGAATAGCATATTTAAAAGAGAAGATGTACTATCCACAGGAAGTGGATGATATATTCTTGAATGAGGATACAAACATCTTTGATATTGAATCTGCTAAGAGACAAAAGTCTAGATTGTTACAGCAAGAACGTACAGGTACACCTGTTGTATTATATGCTGAAGAAACTACAATAAAGCATGAGTTTACAGATAAGCTTCCCATATCTAACTTCCCTCTCAAGAATAGTGATATGAAGGATGCTCCTGTAGTTATATATGAGTTCCCTATAGAAAATCCTCCTTATGGATTGTATGTAGCAGGAGTCGATCCCTATAGACAAGGTAAGTCAGCTTATTCAAGTTCATTAGGATCTGTATACATATATAAGAGAATGCATGAAATTACAGGTGAGAAGTATCAAGATATGTTCGTAGCTTCGTACTGTGCAAGACCTGATAAGAAAGAAACTTGGGAAGAACAAGCTCGTTTACTTATTAAGTATTACAATGCTAGAACACTGTGTGAGAATGATGACATATCCTTTATTGAATATATGAAAGCTAAAGGAGATGCTCACTATTTAGAGAAACAACCTCAATGGTTGATGGAGATTGTTCCTAACACAACAGTTAAAAGAGAATATGGAATTCATCGTTCAAGTGAGAAAATAATTAACTACCTTCACACTTCCTTAAAGAAGTATATGGAAGAAACAATATACACTGAGAAGGATGCTGATGGTAAGGTGATAAGAGAAGTGCTAGGAGTTCATAAGATATTTGATCCTGTATTGTTAGAAGAGATTATCCAATACAATGATCAGGGTAACTTTGATAGAATTGTAGCTGCAGAGTTAGCAATTGCTCAAGCACTTAAGATGGACCCTATTATGGGAAGAATAGGTGGAACAGGAGATGAGAGAGTGGCATCTATGTTTGTTAAGAAGAAAGGTAATGTATTATTCACAGAATCAAGAGGAGGGATGTTTGGCAGATCTCCTAGAAAATATAAAAATAAATTGTTTTCATAATGGCAATTATAAGATATACAAAAGACGCAACAATTAGGTATGCCTATTTAAACATATTCCCTGATCAGTTTAAAACTGAGAAGGAGAAGATGGATGAGAGTTGGATTAAAAACACAATGGATTATTTCGCTAATAAGTCATACGCTGAATATATAAAGAATAGAGACACCTTTGTTAAGAACTATGATTTAATGAAGGGGATTCTTAGAAGAGAGGATTTTTATCAAGAGCCTGAGGTGAGAAGTTTCACAGATGTATTAACATCTGATCTTGAACTTCCTGCTTATGTAAAAATGTATTCTATTATAACAACTCCTGTTAATGAGTTAGTTGGAGAAATTTCTAAAAGACCAGATGCTTTTCGTGTAAAGGCATTTGATGATGATAGTAAATCTGAAGAGCTTGAGTTTAAGACAGGTATATTACAAGAGTATGTAATAGGACAAGCTAGACAAAAGATTCAAGAGAAAGCTGCATTACAAGGACAAGAGATTGAAGATGAAGAGTTACAACAAATGACAATGAATGAGGTGAAGGATCAAATAGATTCTTACACATCCACTGCAGAGAAATGGGCTAACCATGTCCTCACTTCTCAAAAGGCTGAGTTTACTCTTAAAGAAAAAAGTGAAGATGCTTTCAGAGATATGTTAATATCTGCTAGAGAGTTCTATCATATATACGAAGATAATTCAAAGGTTGGATTTAATGTAGAGGTAGCAAATCCTAAAACTACATGGTTCTTAACAACACCAGATAGAAAATATATTTCAGATCCTACAGGTAGAGCACAAGCTGCATATGCTGCTGGTACTGTACAGGTGATGGAGCTATCTGAAATTATTGAATCAGTTCCTGATTTAACTAAAGATGAAATAGATCACTTACGTTCTTCATTACAAGACTATGGATTGATTAATGTACGTGAATCAAATCTTGGTAATCCTAATGCTACTCCTGGTAATGACTCTATTCAATATGATACATATGATCCTCTTGTTCTACAAACTAGAATGATCATTGAATCTGAAATGAAAGAGAATAATGATGGTCTTAAAGATTTCTTAGGTCTTACATCTAATGTAAGTTCTTTTGGTTATAAGTATGTAGTGGTGAGAGCCTATTGGATTAGTAAAAGAAAGATAGGTAAGCTTATCTATTTAGATGAGATGGGTAGTGAACAATCTCTACTTGTAGATGAGAATTATAAGAGTGGAACTATTCCTACACAACAATCTTTAGAGTGGGGATGGATTAACCAATGGTACCAAGGTATCAAGATTGGTCCAGACATCTATCATATCAAACCTTATAAGTTACTACCTTACTGTCCTATCATTGGTCAGGTGTTTGAGGTGAAGAATACAGAAGCTAAAAGCTTAGTAGACTTAATGAAACCTTTTCAGGTTTTGTATAACGTATGTATGAATCAGCTTTACAAACTTCTTGAGAAGGAAGTGGGTAAGGTGCAATTGATGTCTATTAGACATATTCCTATTCCTAAAGATGGAGATGCACAAGATGCTCTTGATATATGGGAAATGGAAGCTCGTAATAGAGGGGTAGTATTTATTGATGATAGTCCAGAGAATTTAAAAGCTCCTTCTAGCTTCAATCAATTTACTAGTCTAGATCTTACACGTACACAGGAGATACAAGCTCGTTATACATTAGCTCAACAATTAAAGAATGAGTGTTGGGAATTAATAGGTATGTCTAAACAAAGACTTGGATCTGTATCAGCTAGTGAAAGTGCTACAGGAACCAATGCTGCTATTACACAAAGTTATTCTCAAACAGAACCTTTATTTGTTGCACATGAATATGTATTAGGTCAGCTTTACCAAGGTATAATTGATGCATCTCTATATGTAGAAAGTGCTAAACCACAATCTACAATTTCCTACATTACATCTCAAGGAGAATCTGCTTTTGTACAGGTGAATGGTACAGATCTTAAGTTCAGAGACTTAAAGGTGTATTTAACTAATAGACCAGAGGATCAAAAAATGTTCACTGAATTACGCAGTTTATCACAAGCTGTTATACAGAATGGTGGAAGCTTATCTGATATCATTGAATTATATTCAACTGATTCTGTTCGTCAAATGAAGAAGGTGTTTACAACACTTAAGGAAAGACAACAGCAATTAGAAGATCAGAAGATGCAACAACAACAGCAACAATTAGAGCAACAACAACAACAAGCTCAAGCTACAATTGCTGCAGCTCAACAAGCACAACAAGAAAAAATGGCTCATGATGATTATCAAAATGAGTTGGATAGAATTAATAAGAAAGAGATTGCATTAATTTCTGCTGAATCTAAAGGAGGATTACCAGATGTAGATAATTCTGGAGCTCCTGATGTATTGGAAATCAATAAGTTATCATTAGAGCAATCAAAAGCTAGTAGAGACTATCAAACAAAAATGGCTGACATTCAATCTAAAAATACATTAGCTGCTCAAAAGCTACAAGTGGAAAGAGAAAAACTAAAAGTATCTAGAGAGAATCAAGCAAACGATTTAGCTATAGCTAAAGAGAATGCTAAGGGTAGGAACAAGAAAACTAAATAAATATGTTTGATAAACTAATTGATGTATTGATTGAATGGTGGAATCATGTTCTACCATTCATTATTATCAGAGATTATGAACAAGCTGTACTTCTTAGATTTGGAAGATTTAATCAAGTGTTACTGCCAGGTATACACTTTAAGATTCCTTTCTTTGATGAGGTGATAGATCAGCATGTGGTAGTCACAACACTCAGTCTTGATGCTCAATCTCTATATACTAAAGATAAGCAAAACATTGTTGTAAAAGGACTTGTTAAATATAAGATAGCTGATGTAAAGACTTTCTTATTAGAGGTTTATGATGCTCAGGATGCTTTATCAGATATGTCTCAAAGTATTATAAAAAATATTATTATGTCTATGACTTTAGAAGAGTGTACAGATTCTGAACTTGATAACACACTTACAAAGAAAGTTAGGGTGGAAGCACGGAAGTGGGGGGTTGAAGTTCAACAAGTTACCCTTACAGATCTTGCCCCAATTAGAAGTTATAGGCTTATAAATGACAACTTTATCAATAAACTTGATTAGAGTAAAAAAAGTTAATGCTATATTATCTTAAATAATGAGGCTATAACCTACATCTCTCTTTGCTATTAATTTTAATTAATATACTTTTACATCTCAAAACCAATTAAAACTCAACTACATATGGCTGAAAATCTAGATAGTCAACCCTTTGGGAACTTCAGTATCCAGGATACCATGGAAATGGGTATGGGTAATGCTGAATTACTAAATGACTTAATGGGCCCTGATAGTGCTACTTCTAATCCTGATGATATTCAAGATATAGATAATGCACCTGCCCCTGAAAAGAAAACAACACAAGCACCTGCTAAACCAGCTGCTTCAACTACTAGCACAGAAGAAACTCCTCCTATTGATGAAAAGAAATCTCTTGAAGACTTCTTGATGGATGATGATAAAGAAGAGGGAGAAGAGGTTGATGATCAACCACTTAAGAAAACTTCTGGAACAAAAGAGACCCCTGCTACAACAGAAGAGGGTGAAGAAGAAGGAGAAGCTGAAACAAATCAGTTTACTGCTCTTTCTAAAGATCTTTTTAAACTAGGAGTCTTTTCTAAAGAAGAAGAAGAAGAAGATGTTCCAATAAACAATGCTGAAGAATTTTTAGAAAGATTCAATGCAGAGAAAAAGAAAGGGGCTGTTGAAGTGGTAAATAACTTCATTGGTCAATTTGGAGAAGAATATCAACAAGCATTTGATGCCATATTTGTAAAGGGAGTTAATCCTAAAGATTACTTTGGTGCATTTAACCAAATACAATCTTTCGCTGATATGGATCTTGCACAGGAAACTAATCAAGTGGCAGTTATTACACAAGCATTAACTGACCAAGGCCTTGATCCTGAGGATGTTACAACAGAGGTAGAAAGACTAAAGAATTATGGTGATCTTGAAAGCGTTGCTGGAAAACATCATAAGGTGCTAATAAAGAAAGAAGCTGCAAAGCTTCAACAAATGGAACAACAAAGAGAGGTTCAACTACAACAACAAGCTCAATACAAGCAACAATATGCTGCAAATGTAAACCAAGTTTTACAGGACAAGCTAAAAGCTAAAGAGTTTGATGGTATCCCTCTTAATCCAAAACTAGCTGGTGAACTACAAGATTTCTTAATAACAGATAAGTATAAAACAAATTCTGGTGAGACTCTCACAGACTTTGATAAAACTATCTTAGAACTTAAGCGTCCTGAGAATCATGAAAGGAAAGTAAAGGTGGCTCTATTATTAAAAATACTAGAAAAAGATCCTACATTATCTACGATTCAAAAGACTGGTTTAACCAAAAAGTCAAATGAATTGTTTGGTGAGGTGGCCAGACAGGCAAGCAAAAGTGCTGTGAAATCTAGTAAACCTGCTCCATCCACTTCATGGTTTCAATAATTTATAAATAAACATTTAAAAAAATAACAAAATGGCAATTCAAACAATTCCAGGTTTAACTGGTTTTACCTATGCTAGAGTCGCTTCTATGGATAAGCGTGCTGTAGGTAAATTAACAGATGCTAACCACTTGGAAAGCTTTCACTCTACAGAGCCAGCAGATTATGATAAAAAGATCATAAGCCTGTATACCCAAAGCTCTCTTTACAGTAATGATTTCTTAGACATGATTAACAAGTCTACTCCTTACTATATCGATAATAACAGTGATGCTTGGAAGTGGCAGGTACAAGTTCCTTACAAATTTCCTAAAATCATTGACATCCCTGTAACAACTTTAGAGTTGGACAAACCAGGTATTGATGGTCAAGAGTTTCAATTGATTATTGACACAAACGAATTCTCTAAGAATGCAATCGTTTCTGTTGGTACTCGTCAATATGGACCTCGTTTCTACGTTGTGAAAGATCCTCAACCTTGGAACATGGGATATTTATACACATTTACATTAGTAACTGATAATCCAGTTGTAGACTTTGTAAGCCCTACCTTCTTAAGAATAGGTATTGAGCTTGAATTAGTTGATGCTGCTATTGGTGAATTTGACCAAGACTTATTAGGTCTTCCTCGTTTAGGTGAGCAAATTACAATGTTTGAATCTTTAGGTTCTGCATATGGTTATGAGCACAAGATCACTGAGTGGGCTGATGATAAGATGATGAGAGATGCTTCTGGTAAGCCTTTAGATATTTTGGTTTATGCTCCTCAAAGACGTAACCAATTACCTTTAACTCGTAATGATGTTAAATGGGAACCATTTATTGAGTTCTGGATGCGTAAGTCTATGTTAGAATTAAAAGTTAAGCGTATGATCTGGGCTAAACCAGGTACCGTTAAAACTAATGGTTCTAAGCAAGAATTAAAAAGAACTTCTGCTGGTGTTTACCACAGAATGAGAAATAACGGTAACTTAGTTCAATACAACCGTGGAGAATTCACTGCAAACTTGATTCGTTCTGTGTTTGGTGATTTGTTCTACAGACGTGTGGATGTTAAGGATCGTAGAGTTAAAATGTACACTAATGAAGCTGGATTCGATGTATTCCAACAAGCTTTGAAGAATGACGCTTTAAATTCTGGTTTAACTTTCATGGCTGATTCTGGTAATCGTTACATGCAAGGAGAAGGACAACATATCACTTACAACTTTGCATTTGATGCAATGGTTACTCGTGAGACTGGTCGTGTTGAACTTATTCACTTGAAAGAATTAGACTTACCTCAAACTAACTTAGAATTTGGACAAAACAAGAAATCAACTCCAGTATTTATGGTGTTTGATGTATCTCCAATGTCTGATGGTTCTATGGTTAACAACATTCGTGAGGTTCGTATGAAAGGTGCTCCTTCTATGACTTGGGGTTATATCGATGGTACTCGTAGTCACTTAGGCTTTGCTAAGTCTCAAGGTATGAGTTCTGCGAACAAATTCCCTGGTTATGAGATCTGGATGAAAGATCGTTGTGATGTGTTTATTGAAGATTTGTCTCGTACAGTCTTGATTGAGGAAATACCACAATTCTAAGAAATATAGAACAAAGGTTAGAACTAATGTTCTAAACAGTTCGAGAAGAATTCCCCCCCACTCCTCAAAAGTGGGGGAGTCTTCTCACCAACCCCAGATGGATGAATGAAATTAAAACTTTCATTGCATTCCTTTCAATAGGAACCATCTGCAAATAAACCAAATAAAAACAACTACATATGGGTAAGATAGGCAAAATCTCCACTTTAAAAAAGGAGTACAATAACTCTCTATTGCAAACAATGCAAGGAGGGCTTGCAACAAAAGGCTTAACAAGAATTCCTGGTACAGGTGTATTTAAGTATCCTTATAAAGAACTTGATGGTCAGTACAGAACAGGATTAGATCCTAATGCTGCGTACATCAGAAGAATTGGTGATAAGTTAGAAAGAGATTTAGAAATCGAAAGAGTAACTGAATTGAAAGCTAAACTTGAAGCTGCTTTAGGTGATATTAACTTAGGTCCTCGTTCTAGTTTCTGGAACTATGGATTATCAACTTCTACAGATGATACATTACATGTACAAGCTGTTAAATTGATGGATGGTGATAACTTCTATGATTTTAGTAATCCTTCACAAGAGTTAGCTTTTGCATGGTTAAGAGTTCATCCAACAATCGCATCAAGCTATGGAGCTTGGGAGCGTGGTGAATTTCCAGCAGATACACAATTCTATGTTGCAGATGATGAAATTGAAAGTGCAATTATATTCAAGAAGAAACAATTAATCAATAAAGCTATTGCTAAGTTTGATGGTATGTCTCCTGAGAAGAAAAGAAAAGTTGCAAGATTATTAGGCCTACCTATTTCAGAAGATACTAAAGAAGATGTTGTATATAATCAAGTAGATAATATTCTTAAGCAAACAGAGTTTAAGAATGGTAAATTCCAAGGATTATCAACAGTTGAAGTGTTCAATAGATTTGCTGACATGAAGGAAAACTTACTCCATATTAAAGACTTAGTAAAACAAGCCATTACACATTCTATTTATAGAATCAAACCTAATGGTAAAATATATGAAGGTGAATTTGAAATAGCTTCTGATGAAGATGATTTAGTCAAATTCCTTGTAGACGAAGATAATCAAGACCAACTATTAACATTAGAAGGTAAATTGAAAACTAAAAAATTAGCATCTGTATGATCCCAGTAGATAGTTTATTATATAAGATTGATCAGAAACTAAATAAACTATCAACTAACGAGCATCAACAAATTAACCTAGAAGACAAAATCCTAGCTTTAAATGAAGCTCAGATTAAGCTTATAAAGCAAAAGGTTGATGGTACAAATACAGTGAATGGTCTAGGTCTCGATGCTTTTAAAAAGCGTTATGAAGACTTACAAAGTTTGGTTGAGACTTACAATCATCAACCCCTTGATTTACATATTAAGAACACTGAGTTAAATCAGTGGGCAGCCAATGTACATCTACTTGTTCCAAAATATATGTTCTATATCGATAGTTATATATTAGCAGATAAAGGACAATGTACAGATAGAAAGATATGGATTAATAGAGATCTTGCAAAACATGGTGATTTACAATACTGTTTAAACAACACGCATTATAAACCATCATTTGAATATCAAGAAACCTTCAACTTTCTATCAACAGATGAAATATCTATATTTACAGACGGTACATTTACACCTAAGCAAATATATATTTCATACATGCGTTATCCTGAATACATAAATAAAACAGGATATGTAATGTTAGATGGTGAAGATTCTTATGATCAAGACTGTGAACTTGAACTATACCTAGAAGATGAACTTTTAGATCTTACAGTTCAAAATCTAGCAATGTATACAGAAAACCAGTCTGCTGTTCAAAACTCAATGTATAGAATACAGACAAACGAATAACTTTTTTACAATTTAAAATAAAACAAAATGGCAGATTTTTCTCTAACCACGCTCTTTGTTGTCCCAGTAGGTAACACAATCCCTAGCTCTGGATCAACACAAGACTTAACAGCTGGCCAAGTAGGTATCTACTTGAACACTTACGCTGCAGCTACTGCAGGTAACGTTGCTGCTGCTCCCTACATTTATGTAGCTCAAGGACGAGTTAACACTTATTTACAAGGTACTAAACGCTCAGACAAGATTTCTGGTAAGTTAAGTGCTGGACCAACCAATGTTACTGAATGGTACAAAGTTACTGGTAATCCAGTTGCTGCAAACCAAGTAACTGAAGTTGGTGATTTCACTGTTAAACCAGGCGAAGTTGTAACTTTGACTTTACGTGCTTTCTCTAGTTACATTAGCACATTGTATTTTAACGGTTTCACACGTTCAGTAACTGTGAATGCTCCATGTTTAGCATGTGGTGATAACCCTTGTACAGATGTTGATGTTCCTGCTTTAATTGATGATTTAATCTATCATTTAGAGTTAAGAGCTCCAGGTAACAACCCTGACAACATTAGCTTTAACACATTCTATCAATTCCAAAGAATTGGTGATGATCAAAATGCTAAGTTAGTTATTAGTGGTAAACCTTTAACTCAATACGGACAACCGTGTGATGTGGCTGCATTCCCTTGGGAGTACGACCGTATGTGGTTCAGAACCTTCATTTTCTCTGGTCCTGCAACTACTGCTGACTTTATTGTAACTGATCCTTGTAATCAAGTGGCTCAAGCTGTGATTACACAACGTGCTACATATGTTTCTGGTACTTCTGGTGAGATTCAACAATTAGAAAAGAATTTCTATAGTTATCAAGCTGGATATTTGAAGCATTTATATAGAATGGTTGGTTATAACGAAAACTTTGAAAGCTGGGTAACAGATGGTACAACCTATGATACTTTGTATGTTAAGTTTAACACTTATGACAAATCAGACTACCAATGGGGTGATTACATTCATGAAGATTCTACAGTTATCATTGCTATCCCTTCTGGAGATACTCAAGATTTCTTAAACATCTTAACTCCAGCATTAGGTGCTCCAGTTGATGACAGTGGTCCAATTACTTCTACAACTAGTACTACAACTACTATTTGGCCTAGTACTTCTACAACAACTACTTTGATTCCATAAGAAAATAAGTAGGTATCATATAACCTATGCCAGAGGGTGAGAGGATTAATTCTCAAGTCCTCTGGCATTTTTATTTTAAATAACCATGACTCTAGATTTTTTAGTAATTAATACATTTGACACCAAAACATTAGGTATAGCAGATACATCAATTTATGATACTGATCCTCCTACTGTAAGTGCTCCAACTATGACTATTACTATTCCTGGTTTTAGTCCATCTGTATCTATTCCATTTAATGTGAATAGTTTTAATGTATATAATTCTGTTATATTAGGACTTAGTTCTTTTCCTGTATACACTCCTTTACCAGATGGTGTATATTATTTAAAATATTCAGTTGCTCCTGCTACTACAAATTTTGTAGAGAAAAGTATTATGCGTACTGAACTTATACAAGAAAAGTTTGATGATGCTTTTATGAGACTTGATATGATGGAATGTGATCTTGCTATCAAGACGCAATCAAAAGTGACATTGAATACTATTTACTATTTGATCCAAGGGTCAATAGCTGCTGCTAATAACTGTGCTGTAGATACAGCTAATAAGTTATACATACAAGCAGATAATATGTTGAATAATTTTATAAGAAATAATTGTGGATGTTCTGGTAATAATTATCAAATTAATTTCGTTTAATATGGCAAACTGTAGAGGATGTGGCCTAAAAGTAGGCTGTGGATGTCAATTAATTAATGGCTTATGTTCAGCATGTAATAATGCTGCTAAAAAAGCTGCTCAAAGAATTAGAAATGTTATCTCCAAGATTAACTGATTGTGTAGCTGATGGTAGCATACCAGCACTACTATTTGATATTGATCAAAAGCTAGCAGACCTAGCTAATATTCAATATAATAATATTGTATTTTCATTAAATTACTATATCTCTGGAGAAGTGATTGGTGATTTATTACACTATAAACAAATATTAACATATAAACTTTGTAACCCAGCATATGGTCAACCTTTTACGGTGAAGATGATTGCTAGCAGAGTTAAAGTTTTAATACATAAATAAATATAAAATGTCTTGCGAAAGTTGTTATAATGGATGTGTTCAGACTGTGTCTGATGAATGTGTTAGATACACAGGGTTAGATGTGCCTGCATTAGGTATTTCTACAGGAGATAGTTTAAAGATGGTTGAAGAAGCTATTACTAGTTATCTTGTTCCTTTATTAACAGGAGAAGGAGATAATATCACGCTTACTTCAGGAGATGTATGTGCATTAGTTAGTAGTTTTCTTTCAGAAGGATTAGTTCATAATTCTAAAGAATGGATCACAGCTCTTTCTAAAACTGCTTGTACTTTACAAGTAGAAGTTCTTGATATACAAGGACAAATTAATACTATTGATGCTCCTCTTACAGTGGATTGTTTATCTGGAGTTACATCAACTTCTGGTATTCATGATATTGTACAAGCTATTATTACAAAACTTTGTGAAACAGTTGCAGACTTAGAAGCACTAACTCTTGATGTAGAAACTAATTATGTAAAGATTGCTGACTTTGATGCGTTGGTTGCTGCTTATTTAGCATCATTACCAGGAGGCTCTACTCAGTATTATCTAAACATGATTCCTTATACAGCTGTAGAATATTATGGTGATATAGATGTTAACTTTGATGGTACAGGTGCTGGTATATCTGCTAATGGATTTTATAAAATCTATTTATGTAATGGATTAAATGGTACACCTGATAAGAGGGGTAGAGTGGGTGTAGGTGCTATTGCTGGTGTTCCTGGAGCTCCTTTAGATGCTATAGTTAATCCAACAGCAAGTACGTTTAATCCTGACTATGCTGTATATGATGTAGCTGGTACAAACTCAGTTACATTAATCACTTCACAAATCCCTGCTCACTCACACAGTGCAACAGGAACAACCATTGTTACATTAGGTGATCATTTTCATTATACAGCAGCAGCTAGTGGAGATATTGATGCTGTTGTTGATGCAACACATGCTGTTGTAAGAGAGATTGCTCTTAGTGGAAATAGTAGTTATAGACTTTCTAATAGTAGTGTTCCTGCAAGTGTTGGTAAATCTAGTTTAGATAAAAGTAGTGTAACATCTAATATTCCTAATAATGTAAATGTATTAGTAAATAATGCAGGTGGTGGTGGTGCTCACAGTAATTTACAACCTGTATTAGCTTGTAACTACATAATGTATATTCCTTAATAATTATAAATCAATTATAAATGTCTTGTTTACCTGGAACTCCTTGTTACGATGCCTATTATCATCCTAGTGAAAACTGTGGATGTGCTGAATGTCAAACTCTTTCAAGTAGAGTTACCTATGATGGACCCAATCTTCCATGTACAGGAGTACATAATGGAGATAATTTAAATTGTGCCCTATCCAAAATAGATGATGCAATATGTTCTGGTTCTAGTGGTGGATCTGGTACATCTGGTACATCTGGTATTAACGGTTCTTCAGGAACCTCAGCTATATCAGGTACAAGTGGAACATCTGGTACTAATGGAACTAATGGAATTTCTGGAACAAGTGGAACATCTGGTACATCTGGTATTAGTGGCAGTAATGGAACAACAGGTACTAGTGGAACTAGTGGTATAAACGGAACTAGTGGTACAAGAGGTACCTCTGGATCTTCTGGTACAAGTGCTATTAATGGAACAAGTGGAACTAGTGGTATAAATGGAACAAGTGGATCTAGTGGTAGTAGTGCAACAAGTGGTACTACAGGTACTAGCGGTACATCAGGTATTGATGGAACTAGTGGCATAGATGGAACTAGTGGCACAAGTGGTACTTCTGGAACTAGTGGAACTTCAGGTACAACAGGAACAAGTGGTACTTCAGGTACAACTGGTGTTGATGGAACTAGTGGAACTTCAGGTACAACAGGAACAAGTGGATCAAGTGGTACAACAGGAACAAGTGGATCAAGTGGTTCATCTAGTACTTCTGGAACAACTGGTACATCTGGTACTAGTGGTACAACTGGAACAAGTGGTACTTCAGGTACAACAGGTATAGATGGAACTAGTGGAACTAGTGGCTCTAGTGGGTCATCTAGTACAAGCGGTACTTCAGGAACTTCTGGTACAAGTGGAACATCTGCAAATGATGGCACCTCTGGAACATCAGGAACTAGTGGTAGCTCTGGAACTAGTGGCACATCTGCCACTTCAGGTACAACAGGTACAAGTGGTACTTCAGGTCTTACTGGAACATCTGGTTCTTCAGGATTAAACGGAGATAGATATTATAGCATATCATCTACATCTATACTTATAGGAACTGGATCTAGAACATTAATTATTGGTACAGGATTAGCTTATAGTGTAGCACAAAGTGTTGTTATAGTTTATGACAGCCTTAATACAATGGAAGGAACTGTTACATCATATAATGCTCTATCAGGACACATGATTGTAAACATAGTTTCATTTACTGGTTCTGGTACACAATCATCTTGGGAAATAAATTTACTTGGAGCTTCTGGTGGTGATGGTACATCTGGCACTAGTGGAACAACAGGTACTTCTGGAACAACAGGAACCTCTGGTTCTTCTGGTACAACAGGAACATCAGGTAGTTCAGGTACAACAGGTACAAGTGGAACATCTGGAACTTCAGGTACAAGTGCTATTAATGGAACAAGTGGTACATCTGGTACATCTGGTACAAATGGTACAGGTGGAACATCTGGTACTAGTGGTACAGTAGGTACAAGTGGTACAGCTGGTTCTAGTGGAACAACAGGAACAAGTGGAACAACAGGTACTTCAGGTACAAGTGGAGCTAATGGAACTAGTGGCACAACAGGTACAAGCGGAACTAGTGGAACTAGTGGTACAAGTGGTGTTAATGGTGGAACAGGTACAAGTGGAACTAGTGGTACAAGTGCTATTAATGGAACTAGTGGTACAAGTGCTATTAATGGAACCAGTGGAACCAGTGGAACCAGTGGAACCAGTGGAACCAGTGGAACCAGTGGAACTAGTGGTACAAGTGGTACAAGTGGTGTCAATGGTGGAACAGGTACAAGTGGAACTAGTGGTACAAGTGGTGTCAATGGTGGAACAGGTACAAGTGGAACCAGTGGAACTAGTGGTGTCAATGGTTCACCTGGTGGAAGTGGAACCAGTGGAACTAGTGGTACAAGTGGTGTCAATGGTGGAAGTGGAACTAGTGGAACTAGTGGAACTAGTGGTGTCAATGGTTCACCTGGTGGAAGTGGAACCAGTGGAACTAGTGGAACTAGTGGTGTCAATGGTGGAAGTGGAACCAGTGGAACTAGTGGTACAAGTGGTGTCAATGGTGGAAGTGGAACTAGTGGAACCAGTGGAACTAGTGGTGTCAATGGTTCACCTGGTGGAAGTGGAACCAGTGGAACTAGTGGTACAAGTGGTGTCAATGGTGGAAGTGGAACTAGTGGAACTAGTGGAACTAGTGGTGTCAATGGTTCACCTGGTGGAAGTGGAACTAGTGGAACTAGTGGAACTAGTGGTGTCAACGGTTCACCTGGTGGAAGTGGAACTAGTGGAACTAGTGGTACTTCAGGTACATCTCCTTCAGCAGCAGCTTATGTTCCATACACAGGAGCTACAGGAAATGTTGATATAGGATCTACTCATTCAATGACTGCAGGTTCTTTTTATGAAAGTTCAGATATAAGATTTAAAAATGTAATTGAAACAAATCCATCTATAGATTTACCATTAGATGTAATTAAGTTTACAAGAACAGATGATGATAGTAACGCAATTAGATATGGTTATTCTGCACAACAAGTACAATCAGTGCTTCCAGATGCAGTCTCAGGTGATGAAAAATTATCTGTAAATTATATGGATGTGCATACATTAAAAATTGCAGCTCTAGAAAAACGTATTGCTGAACTTGAAGCTAAATTAAAATAATGAAAGCTAATAATTATTTAATAACAGTTACTGAATTAAAAACAATGGGGTATATTCCAGTAGAAAGTATACCTCCTGATAGTAACTTAATTGTATCTAAAGCTACTGCTAATACTTTTTATTATATACCTTATGCAGAGCCTTGGAATAGTCTTACTAATGATAGATGTCCTAAATATCAAGACTTTCCAATTTCTTGTTATTCTTATGCTACAGTTGCAAATACACTAGAAGGTAATCCAGATCCTGTTTTTATATCATATCAAGATTGTTCTGGTAACTTTATTTATAGTAGTGTTCCTTTTGGACAAGCATTGATAATAAATCAATGTTATTATGTTTCAGGAGATTCTGGACCAATGACTGGATGTGGTATTTTAGCTAACAGTATATATGCTCCTGGTTGTGAAATAACTTATTCTACTAGATGTGATATTCCTACATCAGAATGTACTACTACTACTTCTACAACTAGTACAACTACTACATTACCTCCTGTTGATTGTTATGTTGTACAAGGATATGTTGATGGTGCTGATTTAAACCATTCATATAACTTTGAAGTTTGTTTTGATTGGTATGATTGTGAGGGAAGTTCATTTCCATATAGTTATTGTACAAGTAGTGAAGGTGGATTTACACTTCCTAGTAATTGTTATAATCCAACATCAATATACGGTGCTCCTTTTGCTTATATTTATGAATATCCAGGTGGTCCAAAAGTTGCAGCTGATTATTCTTATATAGATGGATATACTCCTTGTAGTGGAACAACAACAACCACAACTACACAACCTCCTGGTTGTGTTGTGCCAAATTTACCAGTGACTCTTTATTCTATAAATAGATATGTATATCCTAATTTATTTAGTAGACTTTATCCTTATAACTCAGCAGATGGAGGTAGATCTTGGACTATATTACCTTGTGTAAGTAGTTTACCTGATATTGATTTTCGTATGATTTCTACTAGTTATGATGGTACATATATATTATTAGCAGGAAAGTTTCCAACAACACAACTTGTTTCTAGATATATGTATATATCTACTGATGGAGGAAATACAATAAGTGCAGGAAGAGATATTTACCAAGAACTTACAGGAACTCAAGGATATATTACAGCAGTTGCTGTTTCTGGAAATGGTCAATACATGGCTATGTTTGCTGGTAGCGGTGTAACGGGAGAGTCATTGTATAAGCTAATAGTTTCCTCAGACTATGGTGTTAATTGGAGTATAAGATATAGTGTTGCTAATGAAGGAGGAACAGCATATTCACCAAGAGGGATAGCTATATCTAACGATGGTCAATATATAACAGGATGTATATATGGGACTGGACTATTTGCAGGCGAAACAAAATCTAAAAGAATTTATTCTTCAAATTATGGAACTTCTTTTACTCTTTCAGGAGGTACCAATCTACAAGACTTTTCAGATATAGCATTTTCATCTAGTGGACAATATCAAGTTATAGCATCACTAGTAGGTAACACTAATGGTAGAGTTCTTCTAAGTACAAACTATGGTGCTAATTGGACTGAGAAAGTTTTTATGGTAAATTATGAATTATCTGCAATTGCAATAACTGATAATGGAAGTAATATATTTGCATCAGGTTCTACTGGAGGCTATACTTTTTCAAAAGATTATGGATCTACTTTTGAAGCACATTATTTTCCACAAACATCAATTACTGGACTAACTATGTCAAATTCATTAATTGGATCTGATACATTAGTAACTCTGTATATTGCTGCAGCTACTAATTATCCAGCTACTCAAATAGCTTATTTTAGTGATACAGGAGGTAGCTATTGGTGTGGAGCTTATATAAATTCTTTAGTTAATTCTGCTCAATCAAGAGGAAATATATAAATACATAAAAAACCAAATATAAAATGACAGTAACAATAACATTAACAACAGCAGGATCTGACACAGGTCCCTTTGATCTTTATTCAGATGTAGATGGATTTACAACCCCATTTTTAACAGGAGTGGCTAAAAGTGTATTAGTGGCAGGGCTTACTACATCACTGGTTCCTAATGACACTGTAGAGATATTAGTACAATCTACAGGAACTTGTGAAAGAGATCTTTATTTAACAGTTGAGGGAGCACCAACTACTACCACAACAACAACTAGTTCTACAACAACAAGTACAACAAGTACAACAACAACACCATATCCAGGTATATATTATTATTACAATATTCAAAGATATGATTGTACACAAGATTGTGCAGAAGGAACAACTGCTATAGGAAGAGCTACAAATGCATTAGACCTTGATTATTTCTATCATCCACCTTTAAGCACTGACGTCTATAAGATATTAAGTGCTACAACAGGAGATTATTATAATGTTGATCTATATGGTTCACCAAGTAGAGCAACATGCTCTGAGGCTTGTAGTGCATAAGAGATATTAAAAACCCTGTTTGTTGGTTTACAGGGAGTCCCCTGGGGTTTCTACCCTGGGGGTTTTTGTTTAAACTCTAACTAGATTGATTAATCTATATAATCAAATTAGTTAATTAAATTTGGTGAATATCAAAAATATTCCCTATCTTTACACTAATTTTAACTAAATTTAACTTATATGTCTGAAAACCAATCTCTTTTAGAACAGCTTGAGCAAATGTTGCATTGGAAAAAATCAAAAACATACTATGCTGCAAAGCTAGGAGTTACAGAGTCTGAGGTTGATGACTTGCTTGTAGATTTAAGAAATCGAGAAAAGGTTGAAGATGATGCAGAGATTGGAAACTATATATCTGAGTTAGAGAATACAGTGGTTAAGTTCACTGAAGATATGGTAAAGGGTACAGGAGAGATTGTAGTTAATGTTAAAGAAGAAATTAGAAGTCTAGAGGATCTTATAGAGAAGTGTAAAATAGACACAACAAAGTGGGATATAACTAAATATGTACAGAATTTCTGGGGTAATGAAGATAATCCTCGATGGCAAGTAAAAGCCTGGTTAGGAAAAAAGTCTACAGAGCAAGTCTTCCAAGACTATTTTGTAGACTTTTTAGCTTCATATGAGCCTGTAAGTCAAACAGTTATGGGTCCTAAGTTTGTTCCAAGTAAGTCACATGCATGCTTAGTTATTAACAAACAAGACTCACATTTGAATAAGTTTGATGTAGATGGGAATAATGATATAGAAGATAGATTTGCTAGAATGATGTTTAAAACAGAGACTATTATAACTCAAGCTCAACTATCTAACAATCTAGACCACATTGTTTATATCATTGGTTCTGATGAGTTTAATAGTGAACATACCAATAACACTACAAAAGGAACTCCTCAACAGAATATACATACATATCATGAGGGATTCCTTAAGATATGTAACCATGAGATTCTTGTAATTACAATGTTATTACAATATGCTACAAATGTTAGTGTAGTGTATGTAGCAGGTAATCATGATGAATATGTAGGTTGGCATATGGTTAATTGGTTACAAACCTATTTTAGAAAAGAAGAAAGAGCTGATTTCAACATCAGCCCTAAATATAGAAAATACATAGGATATGGTAATTCAGCATTGATGTTCAACCATGGAGATGCTATTAAGCCTGCAAAGCTTGCTGGTATATTCCCAATGGAGTTTAAGGACAATTGGTCTAGTTATGATAACTTCTATATATTCACAGGAGATAAACACCATGAGGTGAGTCACGATTTTAATGGTATTAAATTTTACCAAATTCCAGCATTCTCTAATGCTAAAAGTCTTTGGGATGATAAGAATGGTCACGTAATGTCTAAAGCAGAAGTGACAGCATTCTTGATAGATGAGAATGATGGAATGACAAATATATTCAAACAGTATTTATAATGGCAACATTAAGAAAATTAGTTTCAGATGTGCGTGGAATGCATAAGCTTATATCCACAGACAACCTTATCACTGATAGGGTGATAGCTTCTGAGATTAAAAACAACACACAGTTATTAGTTAAGCGTGAAACAAATCTTAGAAAGCTTTGGGCCACAGACACTTTGTTTACTACCATCCCTTGTTTAGAGATGATAGAAGTTCCTATTTCTGAATGTTGTGAATATGTTGATCCTTGTCAAGTTGCTAGAAGCAGATATAAACTTCCTCGTATATCTGAAGGAAATTATCAATATGTTATTCAAGGTGTTTATTCTATAAATGCTATGGGTGGACAAGGAAGTAAGTTTAAAGAAATTACTATCAATAGATATTTGAATTTGTTAAAGCTTCCTATTATTAAGAAGCAACAATACTATTGGATAGCTAATGGAGGATATTTATATATTAATAATCCATTATTAAAAGCATCAAGAATATCTGCATTTTTTGAAGAAGAGGTTCCTAATGAAATCTTATATCCAGAATGTGGATGTGGTAATGTAGAATATCCAATTGAAGAATTATGTATGAATCCTTTAGATAAAGAATATGGATGTCCAGGATATTTAGAGAAACAAGTGTTAGAACTTACTTCTCAAAAACTATTATCTACATATTTCAGTATTAAAACAGATATGACATATGATGGTGTAGATGGACAAGCTCCAAATGCAAAACCTACAAATTAATGCCAAGAGTTCATATAGAGTGGCGAAGCTCTAGTAAAGATAACTACAATAACTTTTGTAAAAAGAATCCAAACATTAAAATTACATTTAATGAGTGGAGAAATATTGTTTATCAATACAATGAATACTTTAAGAATTATATATTAGAAACTGGAGAGAAAGCAAGACTTCCTTTTGGATTTGGTGAATTCTCTATTAATAAGAAGAAAAGAAAGAAGTTTAAGAATATTAAAGGAGAAGAGTATATCAATCTTCCTGTTGATTGGCAAAAGAGTAAAGAGAAAGGAAAGCGTATATACAACTTCAATTACCATACAGAAGGTTATTTCTTTGGTTGGATGTGGTTTAAGGAGTCTGCTAGAATAAAGAACATAGATCTTTGGTACTTTAAACCTTCTCGAATTACATCAAGATTACTATCACATTACATAAAAACTGACGATAAATATCAACATATTTATTGTGAGTGGAAAAAATAAAACAAAATGTCATACTATTACAAGTATAACTTTATCTCTCCTGAACCAGTTTATTCAACTGTTAAAGAAGAGTTAAAATCCTATTTTGATACAGGAGCAGTGGATGACCTGTTGTTCCCTACTTATTTAGACAAATGTTTAAAGAAGCTAGGTAGAACTACTTATGTCATTGCTGAACAACCTTTATATATTGAAGACTTTCAAGCTAGACTTCCAGACAATTTTGTTGCTGTAAGAGAAGCTTGGATGTGTACAGCAATTCCTCAATATCCTTATCAATCGGCTAATTCATTTTACTCTCAAGCTGCTTCTCAAACAACTATTCAAGTGAGTCCTATTATTAGTGGAACAGTACCATGTACCAATCCACAATGTACTACAGGATGTCCTACATGTATGCCTGAGCTTATTCAAGCTGTATATAAAACAAACAATTCAGTAGCCAGATCTTATCAACAACAATATCTACTTAAACCAGGTAATATATCTGCAAGAGGTAATTGTGATGTAGAATATACTAATGCTTGGCAGTTTACAGAATATGCACCTCCTTTACATGAGTTCACTCCAGGAGCTGCAGGATATGATTCATTTGATATTAGAGATAACAAATTTGTTACTAATTTTAGAAATGGTATAGTTCATTTGATATTTTATGTTACAGAGTATGATGCTATTGGAAATCAAATGATTCCCGATAACTATCGTATTAGAGAGTTTGTAGAAGCGTTTATTAAATACAAGGTATTTGAAACATTGTCTAATCAGTTAACTGATGAAACATTCCAACAAATTAGTCAAAAGTTAGCTTATTATAAACAATTGCACGATGAAGCATTTATAATGGCTGATATTGAAATTAAAAAACAAACTCCTTGGGAAAAGCAAAGAAGAGTTAGAAATGACTTACAAAGATTTGCTAAATATGAATTACCAAATAGAAGTAATAGAAGTGGTTGGAGAAGAAATTAATAAAAACTTATTAAATGGCTGATCAAGAAAAAGGGCAACAAAGCAATATTATACAAGAATATACTAATGCTAGAGCTGGACTAGATTTGGATTCTTCTGTAAATCAAATACAGAAGGGTAAGCTTACGTATGCTTTAAATGCTGCTGTTGAGAATTTTGATGGTAACTCTGTTAGTTATCAAAATGAGCCAGGTAATGAAGCATGTTTAACTTTTCCTGCAAACTATCATGTGATAGGTGAACATTTTATTCCAGAACAAAATAAGCATATATTCTTTTTGACTAATCCTGAAACAAGAGGTTGTCAAATTGGATGGATAGAAAATAATGATTGTGAGTATGTTGAGTTCATAAGTGGAGATTGTCTTAATTTTAATATAGACTATCCAATACTTAAAACTGTACACAAGATCACAAACTGTACTACAGAGATATATTGGACAGATGGACTTAACCCAAGAAGATATTTAAATTTAGATCCTAATAATAAACCATGGACTACTATTTTTGTAGATGATAGTGTTTGTCAACCTGAAACTATTCTAACTCTTGATTGTAATAAATTAAAGGTTCAACCTAATTTTAACATTCCATCATTGGAAGTAGTAGATGTTGTTAATGGGGGAGATCTAAAAGCTGGTGTATATCAGTTTGCTATTCAATATAGCAATGCTTCAGGAGATGGTTACACATCTTATTATTCTGTAACCAATCCTACACCTATTGCTAACCCTGATCTTACTACAGCTAATTTTGATTATCCTGTAGGAAGATCTATTGTATTGAATATTGGTAACTTAGATATATCTGGATACTTCCAATATTATAATATAGCAGTCATTAAGACAATAAATAACATTACTTCTGTACAATTAATAGGTACACATTATATTGATGGTAGTTTAAAAGAAATAACTTATACAGGACAAAATGTTGCTGCTATTCCTCTTACACAAGCTGATATATTTGAGAAGTTTCCATTCTATGAAATAGCTCAAGATTTAACAGCTGTTCGTGACATATTAGTATGGGATAACCTTACATCTATTGATAGAATTAACTATCAATCAATTGCTAGCAAGATTAATCTATTGTGGCAAACTTATAAAATTCCTGCAACTGAAGACTATGCAGATGAAATAAATGCTACAAATTTAAGAGGATATTTAAGAGATGAGGTGTATGCCTTTGAAATAGTATTCTTATTGAAGAACGGTAAGCAAACAGATGGTTTTCATATTCCTGGTAGAGTGCAAAACTTTAATGAGCTTTCTCAACCAGATGTACCATCAACTGATCCAGATTTTATTGGAGAGGGAACAAGTGCTCCTTATTGGAAGATATATAATACAGCTTCTGTGATTGGAGATTCTCCACAAGCAGATGGTTATAATATTGGTAATGCTACACCATATCAGTATGGTGAGTTTGCTTATTGGGAATCAGCTATAAACTATCCTTGTAATACAGAAGTGTGGGGAGATCTTGCAAATACACCTATTAGACATCATAAGTTTCCTGATGTTCTTGTAAGTCCTATATTTGAAAGTCCTACACCATTAATTGTTGCGGATAAGTATATTGTTGAAATGATACCATCCCAGTCTGTTTTTCCTTTAGGTGTAAAAATAGATGCACAACAAGTTGCTCAATTAATATCAAGTTCTAATTTAACACAAGATCAAAAAGATGATATTGTTGCATTTAAAATAGTTAGAGGAAATAGAAGTACAAATAGATCTATTGTAGCTAAAGGTATATTAAGAAATGTAGGTAAGTATGATAAAGAAGGAACTTCTTATTACTACCCTAACTATCCATATAATGATCTTAATAAAGATCCATTCTTATTAGAAGAAAATAATGCTTATAATTCTCAATGTGATTCGTTTAAAGTGGTGGTAACTACAGCTGGTATTTTACAATATACTGATTGTAATACAGGAGAGATAGGTACAATGAATATGTATTTAGATACAACTAGTGTATGTTCAATAACTTTACCAACTATTACATCTGGAGAAGCAACTTTTACAAACGTCACATTAACTACCTACTCAATATCCTATGCAGGATCTGCTTTGCCTGGATATACAACAGTTCAATATACAGATCCTATAACTGGTCTTGCTGCATATGTCACTGTATATCATGAAATATATGGTGGACGTACAAAAGTTGTAAACTCAACAACTATTCCTGTATTAATAGCTGGTAGTAAAAAGACTACAATAATAGGTACTAATACTAATAATAGAAATGTAGCATGTTATCCTGCTGAATTAGATGGATTTGCAACCACTCTAACTTACAATCCTAGATATAGAATGGTATTTAATTCTCCTGAAACTTCTTTTGGACAACCTACATTAGGTGATGTTCTTAAGTTGGAGAATGTAATGTTTGGTGCTGGTAGAGCTCATTTTGTAGAAGTGAAGAAGCATTCTATGTATAGACTATTAAGTCAAAGTGCTCAGGTGGATGCTTTAAATTCTAGTTATGAGATTGCTAATCAAACAGGCACATTAGATGTAACAGCAATGTTTACATGTTATCAAGCCTATTTACAAATATACATTAATGGTATTACAAGAAAGAATTATACATATTCTTATAACTCTGTAGCTGGATATGATTATAGTGCAGATATAGCAAATGGATTAGGTATTAAACAAAGAACTCTTGATAAATATCAATATCTTATTCCTGGTGTTCAATCAATAGGAGAATCTTTTAATATTAACAACTGGAATAGAGAGTCTTCTGTTTATTTAAAAACAATAGATGTAAGAGATTCAGCACCTGTAATTCCTCTTCCTTTTCCAAATGAAACACAATCTTTACAAACTAGTGCAGGAACTCTTATTAGTGACCAGTCAAGATTTACATTAAGTGAATTAGGAAGTTGTGCCACACCAGATATTCAAGAAGACATTAAGGTTGTTTCATATTATGGATCTATTAAGAATGTAGTTCCTAATCAGTGGGGAGAAATATATTCTTATCAAGCTATTGATACAGGATTTCAAAGAAATGTATTAAATATACCAAGTGTAGCAAGTGATCCTGAAACTATATTTGGTGGAGATACCTTTATTGGTAAGTTTGCATTTAAAACAAAACTTCCTTTCTTTATTGATAATAGAGTAGGAGCTCCTGATGATTCGGATATATTTTATGATCAATTAGGTAATATAGCCTATCCACAATATTGGTATTCAGGTAGATCTATAGTGAGTGATTATTTAGCAGGTGCTAAAGTTTTAAAGAATATCATTTCTGTTAAAGCTAATAATCTTGACTGTCCTAATCTCTCAGCTGTTAGTGATAATACCACTACGACAACAACTAGTTCTAGTACAACTACTCCTCCAGGAACTGTTACAACGGGATCATTAAATACATATTATGATGGTAAGATGTATTTATTTGCTTATGGTATTCCTTATTATTTTGTAGAGAGTTCTATAAATATAGACTTACGTCAAGCATTTAACAACTTAGAAGGTGACTTCTACCCACATGTAAGCTCAGGTATCCCTGATACTTGGTTACAAGAGTCAGTTGTACCTATTGCTTTTGACAACACTTATACATATAATGTAACTTATTCCAGACAGAATATAGAGAATTATTTCTCTCATCTTCCTGTAAATTGGGATAATAATCAATGTTATACAAACTTTCCATTTAGGGCAATCTATTCTGATCCTCAACAAAGCTATGTAGATAATAGAATTAACAGCTGGTTAATCTATCGTCCTATATCATTCTTTGATTTTCCTCAGAATTATGGTGACCTTATATCATTAGATGGTATACAGAATAAAGCTGTATTAGCTAGATTTGAGAATAAGAGTTTGTTATATAACACTTTATTAACAATTGACACAAGCAATCCACAAGCTGCTTATATAGGTAATAATAAATTATTTAGTTCTGCTCCTGCTGTAGATTTTGCTGAAACAGATCTTGGTTATGTAGGAAGTCAAAATAAATTCTTATTAAAGATTCCTCAAGGACAAATAACGATAGATGCTAAAAGAGGACAGGTTTTCTTAATATCAGGAAATTCTGCTGTTGATATAACATCGTTTGGTTCTGGTGTAAATAGATTCTTTACAGATCATTTAGCATTTGAAATTCTTAGATATTTCCCTACAGTAGATATAGATAATCATTTTAATGGTTGTGGATTACATGGTGTATATGACTCTAAGTTTGATAGAATTATTATTACAAAGCTTGATTATATACCTATCAATCCTAATATAAAGTATGATGAAGCTACACAAGATTTCTATATAGATAGAGATTATACACAAGTTCCTCCTCCTCCATTAACTGTGAGAAAGATAGTTAAATTAACAGATAGAGAGTATTTCTGTAACAAGAGCTTTACAATGTCTTTCAACTTTAATACAAAAAGTTGGATTAGCTATCATACCTATCTTCCTAATTTCTATCTTGGAGATAGTAACTTCTTCTATTCTGGATTAAATGAAGGGTGTGATGTTGAAGCAATAGCTGTTACAATAATTCCTTCATCAACCACCACAACTACCACAACAGTTATAGTAAATTGTAACTTGAATGGTACAGCAGTGTATGTTCCAGATAATTGTGAATTAGATGGTACAGCAGTTTGTGATGATTGTACAACAACCACTACAACAACTACTACCATAACACCAACAACAGTTAGATTAGATTGGAATGTGGGTCAACAATCAGGAGGGGCATTAGTAATATTTAACAACGCAATGTCTCAATTATTGAACATAACATCTACTGCAGGAAGTGCTCAAAGCGGAACAATATATCCATTGATAAGTGAATTGCCTTATACAATTAGAGGTGAGTGGGTAGCAGGTTCAGGTAACATTATACAATTTAATTTATGTGATATAACAGCTGGTGGAACAATATATACAAGTGGACCAATTACTAATGTAGAGGGATATGAGGATTACTTGGTAACTCCAACTCCTGTTTACGGATTAGTAAACTTAACTGCACAAAATGTAACACCTCCTACTTGTCCTGTATAATAATATAAATATTAATAAATGTCTCAAACAGTTGTAATAAGATTAACGTGTGCTGGAAACAGAACAGGCCCTTTTGATATCTCAGATAACTTAGATAATGTATTAGGTGTGGGCATATCCAAGCAAAATCTTATTGATGGATATACAGTGAGTGTTGATGATGCTGTAACTACTATTATTATAGAATCTGTAGGAAAATGTAACACTCGCATAGATGTAAGTATTGGTACAGCTACTATAGAAGAATTAGCTGCTATCAGATTTATAGAATGTAACACAGCTTCTCTTTGGAAACATCTTACTAATACAACAATTTATAATAAGTATTATGGTAATATAGAACCTTATATAATAGAATATCCTTTTGCTTATCAATACTATGATGAAATCCTTCAGAATGTAAAAGACTATACAAAGGCATATAAGTATTTACCTATTTCAGATGGTGTGTTTAATGACAATGCTCAGATACAAACAGATAACCAATGGTTTAATAAAGCTATTGTGTATAATGGACAACAGTCTTCTGGGGTGCTTGAGTTAGTTCCTAAGCCTATAAACAACCTTAATGAATATTTAAAATATCCTATATATAACGAAGAAAGTAAAACTATCACTTATACTAAGAGTGATAATTTTTATGGATATAATACATTTTGGAGTCTTGTTAAAAATAAATCCGTACCTTTGTTTACAACAAGTTGTGAGTCATTATCAATCGATAAGGTTGTAAATCAAGTGAATATGGATTATGGAAAAAGATCATTTAAGAAAGAACCATTGAGAGCTAAAGATTTAAAGGTGAGACATATTTTAGATAATAGCTCTGAGGCACATTTGGTTAGTCAATTCATTGTTACACCTGCTCAAATCTCTTATAAGTAATGGCAAAGTGGTTAAGTAAATATGAACAAGGAGGAATGGTCTTAAAACAAAAGACTCATGACAACTATGGCAAGAAGCCTAACCCTAATGATGTACAAGCATCTGTAGGTCCAGACTTTGTAGGGCTTGGATATAATACTAAGGGTAGAAACTATTCTCCTGCATGGGGAGGACAGTTTCAGAATGGTGGATTCTTACAACCTAATAGTTCTAAGTTACCAGAGGGATATGTAATACCATATAATACTCCTAGCACTGAACTAGCTATGTCTATAGGTGGAGAAGAAGGAGAACCAGCTTATTTGATTCCTTCATTTAAGGGTGGTAAGAAATTAAAAGATCCTATTGCTGAATATAAAAAGACAGGCGAGCATTTAGGTGGTCCATTTAAAACATGGCAAGAAGCTGAGAAGTTTGGTGAGATGAGACATAATTATGTAGAGAAAGGACAATCACTTCCTTCTCCATTAAAGTGGTGGGATGATATGCAAATGGGTGGTGCCTTACCAGGTGCTACAGGAATGATGTACGCACGTACACAAGATCCTGCCCCTAGCAATGGTAAGTATGCTAAGAAGACATTAGCTTCTGCTCAGAATGGTAAAGAGATGCCTAAAGCTTATTGGGCTAGTAATGATGAAAGAGATGCTTATAGAAAGAATTTAAAAGCTGCTGCAGAAGCTGCATTAACTAACAATGCTTCAGATGAAGATTTATTAATAAATACATCATATCATAATATTGATGAAGGTAATAATTGTATAAGTGGTGTTTGTGGATTAAATCGTAAAGCTGGGTTAGCTTATAATAAACCTACAGATAATGATAGATTCTTAAGCGGAGAGAAGTTTGCACAAGCTGTAGCTAAAGGAGATGAAGATTATTATCAAGTGAGTGGTAACTTTCAACCAGGAGACCATTTACAATATAGACATAAAGAAGGATCTAGTAGTCATAACAAGATTATATATGATATACAAGTAGATGATAAGGGGGAGAAGATGTATAAAGTTATAGATAATGCTGGTGGTAAAGACATGCGTTCTAGAGACTATACAGAAGCTGAACTAAAAGAATTAGTAGAAAAAGGTGGTGGAGGATATGATAAAGTTAACATATACAGACCTGGATATAATCTAGATAAGCCTTTATTAGATAAAGAAAGAGAAGCTAAAACTTCTCCAGAAGCTAGAGCTGCTTTGGCAGAACGTAAGAATATACAAGAGTGGGATGCTTCTCACAATCCTGGATTTGATTATAGTATTAGACCTGATAGTGAATTCTATAATAAGCAACCAGAAGGAATGAAGAAGTTTGTTGAATTTGCTAATAATGATGCAAAGGTTACTGCATTAGCTAAAAAGCTTAATGTTGGTAAAGATATAATACATGACCAATTATTAAATACATTTGGTGAGCTAGGACAGGAAAACAAATGGGAAGACCCATGGTTTGGTGGAGATTTATCTAAAGGAAAATCTCCTATACCAATTCCTTTTGAAAGTACAATAGAAAGAATATTTAGTCCTGGTAGTATGTCAATAGGTCCAGGTCAAATTAAATATAAAACACTTGATCCTGAATTAAAAAAACAGTTTGGTATTAATAGACCAAAGGATTTACATGATTTTGATAAAGTGATTCCTTTGATGACTGCTATTAATGTTAAGAACAAAAAATGGATGGAAAATCAGGGAGATGACCTATCTACTAAATTAGTAGGTAATCCTGGAACTTCTGCTGATGAAATCAAATATGGTGTAGATAGATGGGTACCTTATGCTTATCAAGGATTACCTACTGATCCAGTTGCTTCTGTAAGAAGAGACGCTCAAGAGAATGTTAATTCATATAGAATGTCTACAAAAGATAGAGAAGAGTACATTAATAATTATATTAAGAAAAATATTGATCCTGATAAACTAAAAACATTTGATGAAGGTTCTTATGCAGGAAGAGTATATGACTTAATTGATAAAAACTTAAGTAGAACTATGCCAGCTCAAAACTATGAACAATATAATGAGCTAATGCCTGTTACAGTGAAGTCTAAAAAGAAGATGCAGAATGGTGGAGAGATGGCTTTTTATCAAAATGGACTAGACTGGAAACCTAAGACTATAAGTAAGAATGGTTCTATAATTAAAGATGATATGGGTCAATGGGCTCATCCAGGTGAGATTACAGAAATAGATTCTAATGAAATTACAATGGAAGGAGTTCCTTATGATGTAATTGGTGTATCAGATGAAGGAGATATAAAAGATATGAAACCAGGAAAAAACTATAAATTCAAAGGAAGTAAAGTTACAGAATATCCTAAGGGTGGCTGGTTAAACAAATATAAATAAATCATACAATAGAGTATAATATGAAAGACCAAATGTTAAAAATAGCTAAAGTAAAATCTGAGAAGGAGTTCTATAAAAAGTATCCTACAGAAGAAGCATTTATGGCTAAGCACGGTAAAGCTTTGAAGAAAGCTGCTATGGGTACCCAGATGGTTCAAACACAGTTAAAACAATTAACTGACTTTGGTAATCCTCCTATAGCCCAAAATGGTGCAGGAATTATTCCTTTTGAGGATGCAAGAACTAAAGCTCAAGCTACTATATTAGGTATAACTCCTGAGGAACTAATAAAGCGACAAGAGGCTGAAGCTGCTCAAGCTGCTCAAACTGCTACTGGTGGAGCTAATGATATAATGGGTCAATTAGCATCTTTTATTACTCCTGAGATGATAGCAGGTCTTGCTGCAAAGAATGGTTATAGTCTTTCAAAAGCTTATGATGGTGATGTACTTGATGCAAGTTATATTCCTATGGATCGAAAAACTCTTACAGCTCCTGATATGTCTTCTTTAAGTAAAAAATTATCTGATCCTGCTTTTCAAAAACAAGCTACAACTAATGTGGGAAACATAAAACCTAAAGCAGGACTTGATTTTAAAGGTGCAGGAATGTCAGCACTTAGTGCACTTCCTCAACTTATTGGTGATGTACAAGCTATAGGAGAAAGAAAAAAACAAAAGAAAGAATTAAAAAAAGGAGTGGATGTAAGCGATCTTGTAAGAAGAGCTGCTGAATCAAGACCTATATATCAACCTAATCAACAAATATGGCATCCTTGGGATAAACCAGCACAACCTGGAGAATTATATAATTCTTATGGATCAAATACAAACTTTTTAACAGCAGCTAATGGTACACAGATTCAAAATACCTATGCTCCTACAAATACATTATATGATGATCTTGGATATGAACCATTGAATGAAAGTGATGTTAAGCAATATGATAAAGGTGGTAAAGTTAAGAAAGCTCAGTTTGGTATAGATATGCTTGCAGCTCCTGCAGGAAGTCTTGGTAGTGGACTAGGTAGCTCACTTGCTGGTGGAGGTTTTAAAGGAAGTCCTGAAGGAAATATTGGTTCTACTGTAGGAGCAATTGCTGGACAACTTCTTATTCCTATTCCTGGTGTAGGAGCTATAATTGGTGGTGCACTTGGTGGATTATTTGGAGGTCTTATTGGAGGAGATGAACAAAGACAAATGGAAGAACTTCAAAATCAATATTCAAACAATACAGATCTTGCAGCAGGACAATCAGTTATACAAAGTATAGATCAACAATTTGGTGGAAGTAGAAAAGATGGTGGATGGGTAAGTCATGATTGGCAGCCACAGGTTATCACAACCTTTGGTGAACATAAAGTTAAAGACTTGTTAAAACCTCCTTATGATGCAGATATGTTAAGAGCTGGTGGTAGTGTTGGATTTGAACATTATACACCTCCTAGTGCAGAAGCTATGTTTACAGGAAGACGTGATGTTCCTTATCAAATGGATAATGGTGGAAGAATGAATTCTACTAATATGATGTTTGATACAGATAAATATCCAAGAGCTGCACATGGTGCACAAGTAGCTTTAGATGGTGAGTTAAAAGTACATGAGGGTAAAGCTGAAACAATTTCTTATAATCCATTTTTACCTAAAGGTGGAGAGACAGTTATGTTTAAAGGCCCTTCTCACGCTAATGGTGGTATGGATATTTCTTATGGACAGAATGGTGTAGAGGTGGAAGGTGGTGAACCAGGAGTTGTATTAAAAGATGGTGGCGATGTACAAAAAGATGATAGTCTTGTAATATATGGTAATATCAAATTTGATAAAACTGGTGCAGAACAATTAGGTGATCCAGATGCTGAAGGCCAAAAAATTAAAAACTATATGGATGATTTAAGTAAGTTTGAGAATAAACAAAATAAGCTTAGAGAAAAAGGTCTTAAATTAATAGATGAAACTGACTTATTAAAAATGGGAACTGTAGAAGCTATAGATTTAGGAACAACTATGAATTTCAAAACTGCTGCTCAAAGAAAGATAGATGGTGCTGCTATACAAGAAGCTTATAATAAAACTGCTAAGGAGTATGGATACAAAGATGCAGGGAAGTTTATAGATGATGTTCGTAAAGGATCTGTTAAACAGCTTGAACCTATTGATGATTCAGAAACAGCTCAAGATGGTGCTATATTAAATGATTCAGTAAGTAAAGCATTGGCTAAGATGAAGACTCAAGGAAAAGGAATTCCTACAATGAAGACTCCAAATCCTTTAGCTGCAATTAATCAATCAAGACTAAATGCTATTGGAACATATGGACAAGTGCCTACTGGTGGTTTACAAAGTAATCCAACAATGAATATACCAGGAGCTAGACAAGCTTCAGCAGTGCCAGGATTTACAGCAGACACAACAGATATAACATCTAAGAATGATAAATGGAAAGATATATTAAGAGCAGTTTCAAGTGTTGTTCCTATGTTAAGACCTAGTAATGCACAACCTTTAGATCCTAGTCAATTGTCTGGTGAGATGTTAGCTTTAGCTTCTAATCAATTAGAAGGGGTTCAAGCTCAGTCATTCCAACCAATGCTAGATCAGCCTTATGACATCTCTCTACAAGATCAAATCAATATGATAGATGCTCAAACTAATGCTGCTATTAGAGCTATAGGTATTGATCCTGCTGCACAATCTCAGCTTATGGCTAATGCTATTGAAGCTAAAAATAGAGTGTTAGGAGAGGAGTTTAGAATGAATCAAGCTAATAAAGCTGGTATATATGCTAAGAATAGAGACTTGATAAATCAGTCTACTCTTCAAAATTTACAGATCTTTGATAAACAATATGAAAGACAATCTCAAGCTAAGAGCAATACTAAGGCTCAAGCTATTGGTGCATTAAACTCAATCAATTCTAAAATTGCTCAGAACAAGTTGGAAAACAAGCAGTTAGGTGTATATGAGAATTTATATGGATATAGATTTGGATCTAATGGACAGGCTTACAATCTAAACGGTCTTGCCCAATTTAATGTTCCTACAGTGGATTCAATGGCTAGAACATCATCAAATGGTACTATGGATATTAATGGTAAGAAATATCGTCCTATTGATTATGATAATAAAACAGGAGTTCCTACTAAATTTGAACTAGCTGCTAACACTGGTGCTAAGATAAAAGCTAGAAATAGTTCCATTGTAAAAGCTGTAAAATCACTCTAACTAACTCAGTTATACCAGATTAACGAAAGTCGTTATTTGTCTTGGTATATAAAATAATTTAAATTACATTTGCTAATTCTAAAACTATGGCTTCATTTACAGATCAAATATCACAATTTAACCCCTACATTCAGCAACTCCCAGTTGATGCTATGGTTAAAGTGGGCATGCAAAAGCAGGCTCAGTATGACCAAGGTGTGCAAAAAATTCAGGGCTATATAGATAATATAGCTGGAATGGATGTTATGCGTGATGTGGATAAACAACATTTACAATCTAAACTTAATGAATTAGGTGGTAGATTAAGAACTGTTGCTGCTGGAGATTTCTCTAATGCTCAATTAGTTAACTCAGTAGGGGGGATGGCTACTCAAATAGTTAAAGATCCTTATGTACAAGCTGCTGTTCAATCAACAGCAAATGCTAGAAAGCAACTTAGTTTGGTAGACCAAGCTAGAGAAAAGGGAGAGTTAACTCCTGACAATGAGTGGTTTTTTACGGAGAAACAACTTAATAAATACCTATCTAATCCTAGTCTTGCAGGAGAAAAGAATAGTCCTGTAGTGTTTAATGGTAAATACATTAAGCATTATGATGTAGATAAAGATATACAAGAAGCTATTGGAAAAGCCCATTTAAGTTCAGATGAATGGGAAGAGAATGCTCTTAATGCAGATGGTAGTGTGAATTCAGATATTCTTATAGAGAAAGCAAAGAAGGGATTGTTAAGTGGAAAGGTTAAAAGTATAGTTGAAAGTGTATTTTCAAAACCAGAGGTGCAACAACAGTTAGCTATTACAGGTACCTATCAGTTTAAAGACTACACTCCTGAGATGTTAAAAGGTGTACAGGATGAAAGTATAAACTATATTAGAAATAAAGCAAAAGAGAACAGAGACAGAATTGCTTGTGTTGGAGTTATTTCTGATTATGAAGCAGCAAATGCAAATAAAGCAATAATTAATATTGATAATCAACTACAATCTTCAGAAGAACAGTATGCTAAATACATGAAGCTGTTAAATGAAGGAAAGATTGATGAAGCAAAGATATCTTTATATAGAGATAATAAAGAAGCACAATATCAAACTGATTACTCTTGGGAAGAGAACTCTATGAAATCAAAGGTGAATCCTTGGTTTACTGTGCAGATGACAAGAGCTAATTATAACTTAGCTGTACAGAAAGAAATATTTGATGAAGGAGATGCTAATAGAAAGTTTAATGAAGGAGTAAGACAGTTTGGTTTAAGCTATGGTTTACAATTAGAAGATGCTCAAAGAAAAAGAGATATTGCTAATAATAAGTTAAATCCTGATGGCAGTTCTAAAGTTATATATACAAAAGATCCAATTAACCCTGAGGAAGTAGCTAAAATAGGATCTCAGTCTTATAAAGCTAATATTCAAGTTTTAAAAGATCAGGCAAATCAGCTTCAAGCTAAGGTGATATCTACTCTTCCAGGATTTGAAGATTTGTATAGGCAAGATGATAATGGTGTATATAAGTTTAACTATTCTAAATATAAAGACTGGAAAACAATTGAACCAAAATATAAAATGGCTTTAGTGGAGTTAGAGAAAGCTCACATGAATGGTACAGTGAAACCTAACTACAGACAAGATGTACAACAAATACATGATTTACAATCATTGGTTTCTCTAAAAACTCAAACAGAAAAAGAAATAGATGATAGGTATAAACCACTAGTAGATAAAATAGCTAATCAAATATCAGATCCTAAACCTATATATGGTAAATCTACTATGCCTATAAGTAAAACAGATATGGTTAATGTTTGGCTTGCTGAAAATAGTACAGATCCACAAACAGCTAAAACAGCTAGAGATTACATAAATACAAAATATGGTAAAGGAGGGGGAGCATTTGGTGATAAAAAAGCAGATGCAGTAATATTTCTTTCTGGAATTTATAAAGATTCATTCAAACAAATAGATAAAGTAATGAGTGATAATCCTGGTTTAGCACCTATGTTTGCAAATAGAGAAAAGGATTATAAAAAAGTACAACAACAAAATGGAACTTGGTATGCTACTATTAATGAAGGAAAACCTGAAGGTAAATTATTAGTAAACCAAAAGTATAGTGCTCTTTTAGCTAGAGTGATGGGAGGTGAAAAGACAGGAGGTGTCTATGGAAAAATGGCAAAGATGTTATCTGCTAAAGAACCTAGTGAGTTAAATGAAAACTTATATGGTTATTTTAGAGGGCAAGATGGTCAATTTTATGCACAAATTAGAAGAAACTTAGGATCTGGTGAAGGATATGAATACTCTGAAATGTTACCAATTGCACCAGAAGAAGCTGCTGAATTAGGAGCAAAAACAGATCCACTTGAAGATGCTTTCAATTCAAAGTTTGGTGGATATTTAAATAACTTTCAAGGAAAACAAACTGCTAAAAATTTAATATCTCCAGAAGCAGAGAATGCAGCAATTAATAGAAGATCTGTAGGTCAATATTCTGTAGGTTTTCAATTAAAAGAATTGAATGGTGGATATGTTCCATATTTATATGTTAGAGATAGAAATGGAAATGTTCTATCTAGTGGAATGGAACTTGATTTTTCAGTGTATTCAAAAGATCCAAGATTAACTCCTATACAAAGAGAACGTTTTAAAGACGTACAATCTATAATGAGTAAAGCAGATGTAGTTACTAAACTACCTCTAATAGATGAGAATCTTATAACATTAATGTTAAATAACAATAGATAATGGCTTTACCTACTAAAGAAACATTGCAGAACGCAGAGCGTGTAATACCAGATGCTACTGAACGTACACTTGTAGAATATCCTTCAAATATACCAAAGTTTCAAATGAACTTAGAAACTGCAACTGGTGGAGGAAATCAACAAAGTGATGCTTATAGTAGGGCATTGTTATTAGCTTCTCCTACAAAACCATCTAACTTAACTTCATCTAGTACATTTAGTTATAATCCTTTACAGATAGATACAAGTGGTAGATATGATAGATTTATATTAGGACAAGATAATGAAGACATTCAAGGTAAGTTACAGTCTGGTTGGGATCAAGCAGCAAATGGTCTTGTTAAAGGATTAGGTATTGCAGGAACCACTTTCTTAGATGGTACTGTAGGATTGATAGCTGGATTAACTTCATCTATTGCTAATGGTTCTCTTAATAAATTTTATAATAATGACTTTACAAACTATATGGATAGTTTGAATAAGTCTATGGAGAATAAACTTCCTAACTATTACACTGCATCTGAAAGAGATGCTAAGTGGTATGAGGCTGAAAACTTGTTTACTGCTAATTTCTTCTGGGATAAAATTATTAAGAATTTAGGATTCTCAGCAGGTGCTATTGGAGCAGGTGCTGTTACAGCAGGATTGTTATCAAAAGTTCCAGCATTGTTTGGTATATCTAAAGCTGGTAAGCTTGCACAAGTGGCAGATGCTTTAGAAGTTGGATTAAAAGGTGTTCCTGAAATAGAGCGTGCAGCAAAAGCTGCAGACATTATTGCACAAACATCTAAAACTATTAACACATTAAACAAGCTTTCATCAGTAGATAGAGCAGTTGTTGCTGGATTAAGTGCTGCTACAGAAGGTGGTATTGAAGCATTACAAGGATTAAATAGTTATAGAGATAAGTTAATTGCACAATATCAAGATACATATGGTGAATATCCTCCAGAGGATGTATTAAATAAAATTAATAATAGAGCAGAAGATCTAGGTAATGCTAGATTTGGTTTGAATGTATTGTTGCTATCAGCAACTAACTATATTCAACTTCCAAGAATATTAGGTTCTTCTTATCGTTCTGGTAAGAATACATTAATTAATTCTGCAAAAACCAATCTTGAGACAGGGTTATTAGAATCCTCTCTTCCTACAAAAGGTATTGGTAAAGCTTTATATAAAGCAAGGAATGTAGCTAGTTTATTCTTTTCTCCTACTGAAGGATTTGAAGAAGGAGCACAATATGCTATTGAGAGAGGAACACAATCTTATTATAATAAAAAGAACTATGTTAAAGATGAATCTTTAGGTAGTTTTATAAATAGTTTTTCAGAGGCTGCTGGTGAGGGTATTAAAGCTGTAGGTGATAAAGAGGGTATGGAATCAATTTTAATTGGTGCTCTATCTGGAGGTATACAACAAGCAGGCTTTGTAGGAATGTACAAAAATGAACAGGGTAATAATAGAGTTGGTATTGGTAAAGGTGGAGCAATAGGTGAAAGAGGATTTACAGGCTATGGTGGAGAGATGGCTAAAAACACAGAAGATCTTATCAAACAATCAAAAAGATTCTCTCTTAAAGGAGATGAGTGGTTAAAAGATACAAAAGCTGGTGTTAAGAGAGGAGTTGTTTTACAAGAAGAATTTGACCAACACGTAAGAATAGGAGATGTTCTTGAGGCTAAAGATACTGAATTTGATTATCAACATAACTACTTACTACCACGTATTAAATATGGTAGATATGATCTTGTTAAAGATGATATAGATTATTATAAAGGATTAGCTTCTACACAAGAAGGATTTGATGAATTAAAGAAGAAAGGCATTGCTTCTGAGTTAGACACACAACAAAGTTTTATAGATAGAATTGATAACTTTGCAGAACATGCTAAGGTGGTTAATTCATTGAATGAATCTTTGAATCTTAGATATGCAGGAGTTGTATATAAAGATACAAACAAAAGAGCTTATAGCGATGATGCTATTGAGCAAATGATATATGCTGCAGCAAAGATATCTGATTATGATAAGCGTGTACCACAGTTAACTGACAAGTTAGTTGCTGCTGGTATTGTTGTATCAAATGTACTTGATGATATTATTTCAGAAGGTCTTCCAAAAGAAGAAGTGGTAAAACAAGCTATCAATGATATTGATAAACTTGATGTGATAGAAGATGTTAAAGTTGAGTTAAAAGAAAACTTAAGAGATGCTGTAGAACTTTCTATAAGAAGAAAAGACTTCATAGATGAGTATTCTAATATTAAGAAAAACCCTGCTAAGTACACTGAGGATAAAGGTGATAAACCTTTAAATACTAATGTACAAACTGTTAAGATTGTTACCAAAACTGGTGAAAAGGATATTGTTGTAGGAGAAGAACTATTTTTAGGAAACACTGTCAAATACACTTCTAAGGGTGAAGAGGTTCGTGGGTTCCCTAGATTAACTATTCTTGGAGAAAATGAAGATGGTAGTATTAAGATTAAAGACTCTAATGGTGATATTAGAGATATATCTAAAAGCGAGTTAGCTGATTATAAGTTAAGTAAGGTGAGTGATACATTAACTAATAAAACAGCTGCGTATTATTTAGCTCATGTTAATGATGTATTCCAATATAACTTTGGTCAAGCAAGTGAGGATAAGAAAAGACCAGGTAGATTAGAATATGATAATGGTAAATTATTCTTTGTATATAAAAACTATAAAGGAGAAATTAAAAGAAAGCAAATTGATAACTCTCACTTTATAGCTCAAGAAGGATTTAGAGATGCTAGAATAAAGACAGTGGGTACACTCACTGCTGAATCTGCTGAGAAAAAAGCAGCTAGAGAAGCATTTACATCTGCTGAAGAATTAAAGAAGCAACAACAAACCCTTGCTCAAAATAGAGATAATCGTTTAGAGATTATTACAGAATTATCTAATGAGCATATTGCTAAATTAGAAGCTATTGAGAAAAAGCTAGAAGCTAAGAAAGAACAATTACAAAAAGTTACAGAAGATTTAGAAGAACTTAAGACATTAGAAAAGAGAGACTTATCTGGTAACATTATAGTTCGTCCTTTTAACACTGTCCTTTCTAAAGCTATGAGAGGCATTAGTACATTGAATAATACTAAGGATGCTTTAGAAAAAGAGATAGCTGAGTTAACTGCAGACAAGGATGAGTTAGAATTTAACATAGCTTATTTTGAAGACTTTAAACAAAACTTAGATGAGCTTCCAGAAAACTCTGGACAATTCTTAGAAGAGTTGAAGTTTCAAATCCTTATTGCTGAAGAGTTACGTGATAAAACACAAGACAATATTAAGTCATTAGGTGGTATCATTCAAAAGATTGATAGTGCTATTAAAGACTTCACTCAATTATTAAAGGATGCCTTTGCTAAATTTGACCAAGACTATCCTAGTTATATCAAAGATGAATTTGAAAGAATCATTAATGAAGGAAGTACCCTATCTGATCTACCTTCACTTAAACAGTTTATAGCTGATTATGTATTATTGAATGATACTAAAAAAGAGATATCGCTAAATAAAGAAAAGGTAAGTAAGTTAAGTGATGAGATTAATGATTTGTTTAAAGACTTTATTGAAGTACAAAAAGACTATGATGCTAAGAAACTTATATTAGATAAGTTCCAAGAGGTAGCTGATAAGTATAGACAAATGAAAGCTGAAGAGGATGTCTTGAAAAAGGATAAAGCTTTACAAAACGTTATTGATCAAAGTGCTGATAAAGGAATTCAAACTGTAGAACATAATAAGCCTTTTGAGGCTATGCCTAAGAAGTCAAATGAGAAGATACCAAATTCTACAGTGGCTCCTGTGCAAGGACTTTCTCAAGAGAGTGAATTAGCAGAACATCATGTTCGTGCTAATAAGTTTGGTGTTAATTTTTATGACCTTCCTGGACATGAGAACTTTCGTGGTGTAATTGTCACTTCTGAAAATGAATCTCAATTAGGACTAGGTGGTACTATGGTAGATGGTGAGTATGTTGGTGGATTAATGAATCATTTAAAAAATGCAGGAATTAATCCTGAAGATGTTGATTCTAAAAGAACTATAGCTTTAGTTATGGTGAGTGTTGATCCTAACAATGGAGAGAAACATCTTATTGGAGTTGATGGACAAAGATTAGAATCTCCTACAGTGGATAATGCAATCTATCAAGTATTCCCTGAGAATATAGATAGAATGTTCAGAGATGATGTAGATGATGATACTAAAAAGCAAATCATTGATGATTATAGAAAATGGAGAAATGAAACAATAGCTAACCCAATTAATGATGCTCATGAAATAGAAGCATCTTTTGGAGTTCCTGACTATGTACAAAGAGTCTTAGAGAATGGTGATAGTGAGAGAGACTATGAAGCAGATGGTGTTCCTGTATCAGATTCTGCATTACTTACAGAAGAAGATATTAGAACAAAGAGAGTGGTGGGAATACCTACAACTGATGGTGCTCAAACAAGAGGGTCTGTTACATTTAATAATGTAAAAGGTTTGCCTTTATTGTTTACATCTAATGGTATGGTTAGATTAAGAAACAGACAAATCAATAATGAAGAAGCAACATTAATACATAAAGTTTTAGTTGAGCTATCTGATATATTATATGACCCTAAATATAAGAATTGGCAGTCTCCTAAAGCTCAAGCTTTACTTAACTGGTTAAAATCAGTTTCATATTGGGGTACACCTAAAGATGCAGAAGGTAATAGAAAGCCTGCAGGATATAATAGCATGTTTGTTGAAAACATGGAATTAATTATGTCTGAAGATGAAACTATTAGATTTGCATTCACTCCTTCAAATATTAGAGATAATAAAGATGCAATTATTGCAGAGATAGAGAAGCTATATGGTAATGTAAACTCTACAATGGTTACAGGTGGTAAGTCTGGAGAATGGAATAAACCATATGTACAGATTACTAATATTGCTGAAGATGGATCTATTGAAACAAAGACTTGGAAAAACTACCAATCGTTCTTGTTATCTAAAGTTGATCCTGATGGAAAACCTAGAATTGCTAAAGAGATTCCTTTAACAACTCAAATTAGACCTGTAAAAGATGCTAATGATGTTAATAGAAAAGGTGTATACTTTACAGTTACAGATAGGAATAATGCTGATACAGAAGCTGTTGAGGTGAGTCCTACAGCTGCTACAGTTACACAAACCACTCCTTATGGTACAGAAGCTGGTCCTACATTAACCACTTCTACAGAGTCTGTAGATAAGAAAGCTGATATAGAAAGAAGAAGACAAGAAGAGTTAGATAAATATAACTCAGGAGATATTACAGTAGCTGGAGTTAAAGCTATTAATGATAAATATAATGCAGAACTAGCTGCTTTAGAAAGTGGTAAAACTGCAGCTCCTGTAGCTACACAAACTACACCTACAACTAGTTATGTATTTGATAATAAAACACAAAATGTTGTTACATTTCCTAATCTAGGACCTGTATCTTTCATATTAGATTTAAACAAATATAATAGTAGTGAACGTAAAGAAGGTATTGCTATGGCTGTTCCTGACACAACTTTAGAAAACATGGTTGTTAAGTTGGTGAACAATAGTGCACAAAGTGGTATCACTCAAGATAGTCCTGAAGAACAACAAAATGCTCTTGCTGAAAATGTATTGAGAGCTCTTGTTAAAAAAGAAATTGATAAACAATTAAATGCACAGGTGGTAGCTCCTACAGTAGTACTTCCTGTTACAGTAGAACAAGAAAGACAAGCTGCTGAAATAAGTGTTATTGATTCTAGTTTACAACAAAAGATTAATCAAGTTGCTGCTCAAGGTGATACAGCTATGAGTAGTCAATATAGAATTAAGTTAGTTGAAACATTTAAGAAGTTTCAGAAAGAAGACTGGTCTAAAGTGGAAACTTGGTTAAAAGCTAATTTTCCTAATATACCTGTATATAGAGTGAAGAACATGATTCAAGCTACCAATGGTAGACAAGCTTGGGGTATGCTTCATGATGGTGCTATCTACCTATCTGCAGATAATGAAATAGGTACAGTGTACCATGAGGTGTTTGAAGCTGTATGGAAAATGTTTACCACTCCACAAGAAAGAGCTAAGGTTGCTAAAGAATTTAGAGCTAGAAAAGGATCTTTTATTGAAAGAGAAACTGCTGATGAAGTTAAGTTTGCTGATGCTACAGATGCTCAAATGAAAGAGCAATTAGCTGAAGAGTTTAGAAATATGAGTTTAACTGGTAAGAATGTGGGTGTTGCTACAGAAGGTATGTCAACTACTCGTAGAATCCTTAATGAAATTTGGGAAGCTATTAAAGCATTCTTCACTGGAGATAAAGCTCAAACAAACACAGCCAATCTATTTGATAGAATTGGTAATGGATTTTATAAAGAATATATTCCAGAAGAAGCAGGATTATCTTTTGCTAATAGAGGATTTATTGATATAGAAGATGCTGTTGGTAATGATGATTCTGAGTTTAGCTTAGCTGTATTTTCAGGTGAGCAGATTCATGATATCATTCAACATATGACATATACATTGGTTAAGGACTTATTTTCTACTAACCAAGGATTGTTTGAAATGCGTGATGAAAAGAAAAAGGATGTCTATGCTAGATTGAAACAAGAGATGGAACTTTTAATGGCTCAGAATATTGTTTCTATCAGTAAAATAACAAATGAAAAACTTTCAGAAGAAGATAAAGCTGATAAAATTAAAAACTTTAGACAGTTAAATATTTTGATTAACTTAAACTGGGATTTGTTACAAGAGAAACATGAAGAATATATCAAGTCTTATTCTATACAGTTTGATGAAAACGATGGCTCTATTAGAACAGATGAAGATAATGATGGTAAAGGAACTATGTATGGTGATGCTAATAAGATAGATGTATTTAAAAAAGCCAACAGTGCTATTAAAATACTATTAGCAAGCTTACCTGTAGTGGATGTTAATGGTGATCCTCTACCATCTTCTATAGGTGGATTCTCATTAATACCTATGAGTGAGGTGTTTATTTCTGTAATGAATAACACTCACACTGCAAAGAACATTGATGAAATGGTTGCTGATATCCAAGATATGGCTAAGAATGATATCAGATATCAAAAGCTATTCAATCGTATTACAAAAGGAAAGAATATAGAAGACTTTGATAATGAAGAAGATATTAAGTTATTAACTGCATTATGGGCTACATTTAAAAAGCAATCTCCTGATGTAAAGAATGTATATATATTAGAGAATGGTGATATACAGGTGGGAGATTCTAACTTCTCTACAGCTGCTAGACAAGTGAAACAAGAATTTGTTAATGATATTAAAAAGTCTATTTCTAATGGCAGTAAATACTTTAGATATTCTGAAAAAGCTGGAGCTTTTGTTGGAGAAATAGATAGTATTAATGATGTTAAACTTAACAGTTTACAAGCTCAGGTTAATTTCATGAAGGATTTAGGTATTGACTTTGATTATAAGAAGTTAGTTAAGATGCCTGAGAAAGGTATGTTCTCTATAGCTGTTAATGGTATTAGAGAAAGTATTTCTAAAGCTAATAAGATTATATCATTCAATGGTCAGGCTCTTTCTATTGATGGTAGATTACGTCAATTATCTGAGATTAAGGCTAAGATGGATAACCCAGAGTTCAGTAGTACATATTATAATGTAAAGGGTGAGCTTACACAAACATTTATTGGTACCAATGCTGCTAGTGATTTATATAACACTCTATCACAAATAAGCAACATTAGTGAACTACAAGGTACTCAGTATGAATACCTTCTCACTGATACATTTGCTAAGAATTCTACTTTATTAGGCTTAATGTTTGATTTAGTTACAGGAAAGCGTATTGAGGGTTCTAATAATTATATGAAGACTGGTTATGCTGATGGTGTTGTAGACCAAGAAACTGGTAAACAAAAGCAATCTTCTAAGCTTAATTCTAGAGAAAGAATGATGCAAGAGATTAACTTAAACCTATCAGGATATTATTTAAACCTTATTCCTGGAGATTCATCTATTGAATGGATGATGTACATGGGTAATAAGATTAAGCCTGATGATTTATTATTAAACAGACAAGCAATATTTGATGTATTCAAAGGATATTTTATTGATGAATTAAATCTATCTAGAGAAAATCGTAAAGTGGTTGAAGGTAGAAATTCTAAAGACTTAAGATTCTTTAAAAACATTCTTGGGGAAAAGGTACATAATGATATCATCACTGAAAAAGGAACAGCAGAAGAAATATATGGTGATTATGAAAAGAAAATCAACACTGCTTTAAATAAATTCTTTGATACACAAAGAGAGGTGTTAAAGAACACTCTATCTGATTTCAAATTAATAGAACAATATGAGAACACTTGGGTATCTGAAAGTTTAAATTTTGATAAGAAAGAGTTTACTAATGAGACATTAGATATACAATTAGATGCTCTTAATGCTAGCTTTGCTATTAACAATATCGAGTTACATAAGTTATTATATTCTGATCCATATCAATATGCAGATGAGTTAAAGCGTATTAAAAGCTTTAGTTCCCCTAGACAAGCTATTATCAATGGTTCAATAGCTTTAAACAAAGCTTTCCAAAAAGTATGGAACAAAGCATTTAAACCAGGAGAGATTGGTTATACAAACTTTGAAAGAGACTTCTTTAGATCAACCACACTAACTGAAATTATGGGGATTGATGATGCAGGAATGTATGATGCCTATAAAGAAGGTGATGGTGGAGGTATGATTTCTTTAAATGCTTTACGTAATTTTAAAATACGTGCAAGTCAATGGGATAGTGGACAAGAAAGACAATATAAATATGATGTAGCTTGGGAAAAGCAATACAAGTTTTATAAGAAGGTTAAGGGTGTATCTTTAAATGCACAAGATAAAAAGATATTAGCTAAGGGTAATCCAAATATTAAACGCACATACACTCCAATTAAACCAATTGTAGCTGGTGCTAAATTAAGTAACAATACTTGGAATGATATAATATTAGATAAATTCTCTCTTTATCCATTGTCTTTCAGGGTGTTACATGAAATTAACACTAACACTAATAAGCCTACATCTAATGCTCTTAAGATGTATGAGAAGATGCAAGCAGAAGATATTGATTATGTAGTATTTGAAAGTGCTAGAAAGGTGGGAGCTGAGGAAACACATGATGTATATAATGAAGAAGATGGATCATTTAATGATCGTCCTTTTCAAGGGGTTATTCAAGTTCCATTTGCTATTATAAGTATACAATCTGAAGTTCCTTCTCATGAAGATGGGTTGGTAACAAGAGGATCTCAAATGACTAAATTAGCTACATTAGACTTCATGGAAGCTGGTATACCTGTTGATTTTGTACATAATGATAGTGTAGAATTCACCACTAAGAGATATGAAGCTTGGTATAATTTATCAGAAGTAGATAGAGAAGCAGCATCTCCTTTATATAAAGAGATTAAGAATAATCAAAATCTATTAGAAGAATTAATGGAGATAGGTATTGAATCTTTAGCTAATAGATTTGATATTAAAATAATTAAAAATTTAGATAAGGATGGTAAAGTTATTAGAAGTTTTGAGTTAGGTGACATTAAAAAAGTGGCTACTACATTACAAAAAGAACTTACAAAGAGAGAAATTAATGTTAATATTAGTGAGGCTTTAAAAGACTATAAGTCTGGAAGTGTTGTAATAGAAGCTACTCCTGCATACAGGCAGATTAGAAATGTTCTATATTCTATTGCTGACAGAGAAGTGATATCTCCATCAATGCCTGGTGGAATGCTGGTACAAATCACTTCTTCATTATTAGAGTCTGTAAAAGCTAAGAAAGTAACCATCAATGGTAAGACAGGATATACATCTGATACATTAAGTTTTTATAAGAAAGATGGTAAACAAGTCTGTGGAATCATGGTGGCTAGATGGTTTGATAGCAAAAAGACTGATAAAGAACTATTAGATGAGTGGTATGATACAGACAAAGATGGTAACAAAACTCTTACAGAAGAGGGTAGAAAAATTCTATCTGGTGTAGCATTTCGTACTCCAACACAAAAGCAAAACTCAATGGAGAGTTTTGTTATTGAAGGATTTCTTCCTAGGGAGTTTGGTGACTCTGTTGTTGTACCTTCAGAATTAGTTGCTAAGGTTGGATCTGACTTTGATATAGATAAATTAAGTATATATTTAAAAAATGTACTTGTAAACAAAGAAACTGGTGAAGTTAAACTTATGCCTTACAAAGGAATAGGTAAAGCTGCTAGAGATACATTTAACAATGTAGATGATTATAAAAAGTCTTTGGAGAATGCTTATATTGAATCTTTACAGAATTTAATATCTAATCCTCTAAACTATGATAAATTAGTTACAGCTAACTCAGCTAAGCCATTAGAAGATTTAGCTAAAGAAATTACAAAGAAAGTAACAGGGGTAGAATTTGACTATAAGTCAGTTGACAATATGTTAAGTAGAACTTATATGTCTGAATTAAGACATGCGTTTGTAAATGGTAAACAAGCAATTGGTGTTGCTGCAGTGAATAATACAAATCATTCATTAAATCAACGCTCAACTATTTATATTGACTTAAATAAATTAGTCAATATGAGTAAGCAAGATCAATATTGGTTAGGTGATGGTAAGCTTAAGTTTAAGAAGTATAATACAATTAATCTAAATGGTAGTTCTGTTGCTACATTATCAATGATTAAAAACAAGGCAGGAGAACTTATTTCAGATACTCTTGGTATGTTCATTGATGGATATGTAGATGTTACTAAAAATGGTCCATGGATTATGCAATTAGGTGCAACACCTAGTGTAGCTTCTACATGGATGTTCTTAACAAAGATTGGTGTGCCTATTAGAACCACTGCTTATTTCATGAATCAACCTATTGTTCGTGACTATCTAAAACAATTAGAAAATCAAGGAACTTCATGGTTATTCAACAATAGTGTTATGTCAGACATGTACATCAAGTATGCAACTAATTCAAAATTAGAAATTGAAGAATTACCTTCTGAGAAAGAATTAGGTGAGATGGTTGGTAAGACAGACCTAACTGCAGATGAGAAAAAGCAACAACAATTCATATTGGGAGAATTCTTAAAGTATGCTAAGATGGCTGAGCATATGTTCTTAATGATTCAAGGAACTAACTTTGATACAGCATCTTTCAATGATCCATATTTAATAACTAAAAAGTTAGTTCAATTAGAAAAGGCTAGAAACACTCTATTCTCTTCTGCAGATGATTTATTAAATAGTTCATTTATTGGTAAGCTTAGCAGAATTATTATTGAATTAAGAGAAGCCCTATCTAAAATTCTTAAATCTGATGAAGGTAAAATTAGAGAGGTTGTAGAAGATGTTCTATCTAACTATACAGATATGAACGATAGAGACTTTACAAGGACTGCTCAAAGAGTTGTATCTACATTATTTGATTGGGCTGTACAAACTGATAAAGGATTAAACGCTCAAATTACAGAAGCTTTATTATCTAAAGACAATACAGCTAAAAAGATTACTGATTTCATTGAGCCTATTATAGCTCCTGGAAGCACACATCCTTTAGCTAACAACCACGTAATCAAGATATTAAAACCTGAATTTGCTGATAAGATTAAAGGAAAACAAGCAAACAACTTAAGTCTTGTTAATAAGGGCAATAAGGTGTATGACCAAAACCAAATCATCTATTCATTTAAAGAGTTGAAAAACTATTTAAATAGTGTAAACAATCTTGAGTTGTATGATAAGTTAGTCACTCTTGCTGTATTACAATCTGGTCTATCAGAAAACAAGTTTTCATTTACATCTCTACTTCCTTATGAAGATACTAAGGCTATATATAATAATGTCTTAGCTGATTTACAGGAGATGCCTACATTAAGAAACTTTGCTGACTTAAATGTATTTGAAAGAAACTATTGGAACTATGATGACATTGTTAAGAATAGAAGAGCTAGAGTTTCATTTAATTGGGAAACTAACTCATATGAGTATAATAAAAATATGGAATTTAGTGGTGCTGATTATGTATCTCCTATTACAGTTGCAATAAAAGAAAAAGCTATTCCTCAATTAATAAAGCTAAGTACATTAGCTAGAGAAGCTAATAGTGATGTATTTGTATACACTTGGAAGGAAATCCCTAAAGGAAGAACAGAAGCCCAAATGAAAAAAGAAGGTGATTTTTCTTATATTAAGAAGGGATTGTTTAAGAAGGTGTATAAAGATGGTGTTGCTTTAGAAGTTAAAGGTGCAGGCAAAGCTGTTAATTATATATACAAAATGATTAATGCTTGGGGAGAAGGAATAAAAGCTAATGAGTTTTATACAACAGGACAAAAGTCTGTAATAGATAATGGTTTTGAGAAGACAAATGAAATGGAAGATAAGGTGATTACACCATACTTTGATCGACAAATTTCAAAAAAAGTTGTATCTTCACAACCTATGACTGGTATTATGGATTTAACAAGAGATGAACTATTAGAAGACTATAGTCAAACTACAGGTCTTCCTGTGGGAACTACTATAAATTTTCAAGAAGAACCTACATCAGGATATAGAAATAGAACAATTAAGAATGCAAGTGCTGATGCAACTATTGCATTAGCTCATGATTTTAATTCTGCTGGTGAAAAGTTAACTAAGTCTTCTGTATTAAATCAAAATAAGAAATATATACCTTTAACTATTCCTAGAAAGACAGAAACTTCTGATATTAATAAAGCTGATATAAGAACTCAAGTTAATATTGTAGTAGACCAATTAAATTCAGTAAATGCTAAAACATTGAACATAGCAGGAAATGGTATATATACTATGAGAGATGCTGGATGGAATCAAGAAGAAGTAGATTTGATGACTTATAGAATATTAAAAGGTGTTGTAGAATCTCCTAATCTTAAGAATAAAATAGTTTCTCTTAGAACTGGTGGACAAACAGGATTTGATGAAGCTGGAGCTAAGGCTGGAATTAAATTAGGAATACCTACTACTATACTAGCTCCAAAAGGCTGGACATTTAGAAACATAGCTGGTCAAGATATTTCTAATGAACAACAATTTAAAGCTAGATTTGGTAAATCTGAAGAAGATCCTTTTCCATGTTAAAATAAAATAATACAATGCTTTGTAACGTAAGAACAAATTCAGTTAATAGTTTAATAAAGAAAGGTGCAATAGATAGTAGTATGACTATCATTGATGGTGAGTTATTTAATGAACTTAATCAAACATATTCTGATATTGCTAAAACTAAATATGGTGTAAAGAATGATGGATTGTTATTTAGTAAACAATCTAAAGAAGTTCCACGTTTAGGAGCTTCTGTATATTATAGAGAAGATACAAAAAGTGTTCTTAAGGCTGTAGGCAATGATGAGATGTTTGAGGAATTACAAAACAATTATAATAGTCAAACAGGACAATCATTTCAATTAGACTCTGTTCCTGCTTCTAAATCTTCTCCTGAACTAATTGCTAAAATAATGGCAGTTGGTAAACAAATGGGTATTGATTTTCAAGACCTTGCAACATATGCTAAGAAAACAGGACTTGACACTAAAGATATAGCTGGTGTAGCTGATCTTTTTAGGGGTGTAGTGGCAGTGGCTGAAGGAAGAGAAGACCAAGCATTAACAGAAGAGATAGTTCACATAGCTACAGCTATATTAGAACAGACTAATCCTCAGCTTATTACATCGCTTATTTCACAAATAGGTAAGTATAAAATCTACAATGTTACACTTGATGCTTATAAGAATAAAAAAGAATACCAACTATCTAATGGCAAACCTGACATTCGTAAAATAAAAAAGGAAGCAGTAGATAAGTTAATTGTTGAAATGATGATTAACCAATCAGAAGGTTCAACAGACTTTCCTGAATTGATGGAAAAGAAAGACAGAAATGCTGTACAAAGAATGTGGGATGCAGTGTTAGAAGCTATTAGAAGTTTATATAGAAAAAGTAAAATAGATCTGTTTGGTGAGACTGCTGCTAGAATAGCTGCAGGTGATGTGAAAGGAACAGTGGCAGATATCAAAGAGGGGGGTGTGTTTTTTCAAACTGAACAAATTGAAGCTCTTAATAAATACTATGATCAAATTATAGATAAAGATGGTAGACTTAAAATAGTTCTTGAAACAAAAGATGCTAATGGTAATGTGATTAAAAAGAGACATCGTATGTTTGATGGCACTATAGAGGTAGAACAAAGTGTTACTGAAAAAGCCAAAGGACAAAAAAAATATGAGGAAGCTGCTCCAGAGCAACAGATCAAGTATGACCAAATGAAAGATTGGGGAACTGTTGGTCATGATTTTATGAGAGATGTATTTAATAATGAGTTGATTGATGCTAATGGTTATAAAAAAGCTGAAACTCCTACTAATATTAAGACTACATTAAACCCAGATTTACAAAAGAAAATAAGAGATTTTGCAAGAGAGTTGATTAATTCTTACAAACCAGGCACACGATTCATTATAGAAAGACAAGTTATAAATGATAAAGTGAAAGGCATGATTGCTTCCACTGTGGATTTTAAAGCTCTTGAGCCTAATACAGATCCTAAAACTATGGATAAAATTCCATTTTATATAGACACTCTTGACTGGAAATTTACTTCTCTTAATAAAGAAAATAATGAAGATATCCCTTTCCCTAAACAAAAAGAATGGAAGATTCAAATGGGAGAGTATGGAAAGATGGATATTGTTTATGGAGCTAAGTATGAACAACTTAGAAAACAAAGAATGATTCAGTTCATTGCTGGATATACCCCTAAAATAAAAGATGATAAGACTAGTCCATTAGTACTTACAACATTAGAAATTGGTAAGTTAGATAACGTAAAAGAAACTAACCTATACTTATTACCTGTAGCATTAGATACAGAAACTACAGGAAATAAAGAAGTGGACAGCTTAGTTAAATCATTAAGAACATATTACGAAAAATTATATATTGCACCTGTTACTGAAGGAAAGAAGTGGGTTAAAAAGAAGACAGATTTAAATCAAATCTCTAAAGCTATTCGTCACTTACATATGCAATTAAACTTTGAACCTTTATATAATACATCTAAAACGTTCTTGAATAATGCAGCGGAGTCATTTAAAAGCTTTGAAAATGTTGATTATAATAAATTAACAAAAGAAGAGATTGAAGATAAGTTGAAAGACTTATTAGAATTACAAAGAAGTGCTGAGAAGTTTACTAGATTAGACGAAGTGTTCTTAACTACATTTCCTCCAGGTACCCAACTTAATGAAAAGGATAATGCAACATTAAAGAACTTAAGACAAGTTGCACGATCTACACAAGAGATGGAGAATAAGATTATTAAGCTATCTCAAAACTATGTTAAGTGGCTCGTTGTTAAAACAGGAGTTCTTGAAGAAGCTTTTGCAGAAGAAGCAATAAATGCTGAAGTGGAAGTGGATACTATGTCCAAAACCTTTTTAGAGGGTTCTAAACTAGATCCTGTATTAACTAGAACAGCAGCTAAATTAGTTCAAGATTCATCTAACTTAGCAGCTATCAAAACTGGAAGGATGATTAATGCTTTTGCTAAGTTATTAGCTCCTTTACAAAAACAGGCTGATGCTTTTGGTAAATCTGCTTTTGATATGATTGGTAAAGTGAGTGGTGGAAACTTAGAGCTATTTAAAAAAATTGATAGTCAATTCTTTAAAGATTTAAAGAAAGCTAAAGAAGATAAGAATAAACAATTCTTACTAGACAATATGAATGTTGCAGAATATAATAAGCTATCTAAACAACAAATTGATGATGAGATAGAAGTTATTAATAAAACAACATATTCTACTAATAGCGATGATAACTTTGATATACAACAACGTAGAATCAAAAATGTAAGAAATGAGTTTGATATAAATCGTGAAACATTTAATGGTTATAATAGCTATCAGTTTAAAAAACTATATGAAAAAGTTATAAAAGAAGAAGATCATTATTCTGAGGAGTATAAGGAGATGCAGAAAAATAAACCTGCATTAGATATGTGGGAATTCTTAACTGCTTTGAATCAAGAAGCTATTAATATGGGATATTTAAACAAACAAGGTTTGTCTTTCTTCCCATTAATTGAAGCTTCATTGTTCCAAAAGTTCTCTAGAACTAGTGATATTCTAGCAGAAGGTAGAGACTTCTTTAGTGATTTAATAAATGTTAGAGTGAATGAGAGTCAACAATATTCTAAAACTGATCCTGAAACAGGAGAACGTAAAAGAATCACTCCTACTTATTTCACTACTAATAGAAACATTGATGAAGATACAGATAAAGCTGTACATAAACTATCTACAGATTTAAACAAGGTGGGTACAATGTGGATACAGGCTCTAATGAAATATCAACAAATCAAGGGAGTTGAGAACACATTACTTATATTAGATAAGGTGGAACAAGCTAAAGAAGCGTTATTACTAGATGATAATCAGAGTGTTGTTGTAGAGGGGGGAGTTAATATGACCTTTAAGAGTAAAAGAAATGCTGATGCTCTTAGAGTGATTATAGATGACTATCTATATGGACTAGGAGAAGATTTAAATTCTCTTGGTAATCGTACATTAAGTAATGTTACAGGTAAGTTTAAAGAAGGAGAAAAAAGTGAAAACACCCAAATTTCTATTAAGAAAGGATTAAGAAATTCAAACAAACTTATACAAGCAGGTGCTGTTGGTTTAAAGCCATTGATTGCTATTGCTAACACATTTGGTAACCAGTTCCAAGCATTTATCAATGCTGGTAATAAAATTAAGCGTGGAGATGCTACAAAGAATCTTGCTAAGATTGTTTCAGGAGTAGGAGTTACCACAATAGATAAAGGACTATTAGATTTGATTGTTCCATTAAATGAGGATGTAGCTTTACAAAAAAGAAGAGATATTGCTAAAGGACAGTCTTATATTAAATGGTTAGGTACATGGAGCTTCAGTGATGCAATGATGTCTACTAACTCAATTCCAGAGAAGAGAATGCAACTAGGAATAGGTTTAGCAATGAATGATAATTCTATGGTTAAGAATGGTAAGATTGTAAACATCAGACAATATGTTAAAGCTGAGGATAGAAAAAAGAAATATGCAAAGGGGGTTACAGAAGAAGGAAGAAGAGATATAGAAAAAACGTATGAAGATAGGGTGAAAGCTCTTCAGGAAAGTAGTTCTCTTCCTAAAATTGCTAAGATTGAAAATGATGAGGTGGTTATACCTGGAGTATCTGATGAAGCATTAGCTGAATATCGTACATCAATTATTGACTATATTAAGAAGTTAAATGGCCAAATGAGTCAAGATAACAAAGCTGGTTATAGTAGAGACACTATATTTAAATCATTTATGATGTTCAGAACTTGGATACCTAAGTTAGTGAGCGAGCGTACTATGGATATAAATAAAAGTGTAGAACAAGAAGATTGGGAATATGGTAGAGTGAGAGCATTTTTGAAAACTTGGGCCCATCTAGGGTTTAAGAATATTTTCAAAATGAGAGAAATCATCAATGGTACAGATAAAGGTCTTGCCATATTAGATGAAATGCTAGAAGCTAAAAAAGCAGAATACCTAAGAAAGAATGGTAAAGAGTTACATATTACAAAAGAAGAGTTTTATGATTTAATGAGAAAAGAACTTTCTAACGAAATGAAAGAGTTAGGACTTCTTCTTAGTATGATAGGAATCTTCTTTGCTGCAAAAGCTGCTGCTCCTCCAGAAGATGCTGATGCTCTTACAAAAAATAGATACAAATATTTAGCTAAGGGTATTAATAAAATTGTAGATGAGGTGAGCTTCTATTATAACCCATTATCATTTGAAGCTATAAGTAAAGGTAACATTGTACCAGCTCTTTCATTATTGGTAAAAGCTGAAAAAGTTTTCACTCAACTAAGTAAAGAAGCATATGGTCAATATACAGGAGATCAAAAAATGATAGATGAAGCACATCCTGGTAAATACATATTTGATATGCTTCCTCCTTTCTCACAAATTCAAACAGAGATTCTACCATACGTAGATGCTGAATTTGCTAAAGAGTGGGGAATTAGAGTTAGTTCTCAGTCTAGAGTGTCTAGATAAAAGCTCACATGTATTGCTATATTATGTAGGAATACTTTTTCCAATACATTGAAAATAAATTAAATTACCTATTTTTGCTATAATTAGTGCAGAATGTATAATATTCTTGCACTAATTTGTATATCAATAGATTACATATAACACATTATTACTATGAATGTCACTTGCTCAGCAACCCCATGTCCAGTTATATTAGATTCGACCTGCGTATTTTACGAAGGTTCTTATCTTGTATACACAGGTATTGATACAAATGATAATTTACAAACAGCTTTACAAAAGATTGATGCTGCATTTGCTGATGTTAGTGGAACATCTGGAACTTCTGGTACTAGTGGTGTGTCTGGATCTTCTGGTACATCTGGAATAAATGGTACATCAGGTGATGATGGAACTTCTGGTACTAGTGGTATAAATGGAACAAGTGGAACAAGTGGTTCTAGTGGAGCTAATGGTTCTTCTGGAACTTCAGGAACAAGAGGAACTTCAGGTACTAGTGGAGCAAATGGTACAAATGGAACTAGTGGAGCAAATGGTACAAACGGAACATCAGGAACAAGTGGAGCAGTAGGAGGAGATGGTACAAGTGGTACTAGTGGAACAAGAGGTACGTCAGGAACTTCAGGGTCTAGCGGTACAACTGGTACAAGTGGTACAAGGGGAACTAGTGGAACTAGTGGATCAAGTGGAACAACAGGTACTAGTGGTACTTCTGCAACAGCAGGTACATCTGGATCTAGTGGTTTACAAGGTGATAGATATGCTACAACTTCTACAACATTATTTACTTTAGGTAATGCTGGTACAATCACAGTGGGTACTACATTAGCTTACACACCAGGTCAAACTGTTGTAATAGCTTATGATGCTACAAACTATCAAGAAAGTACTGTAATTGCATATAATAGCGGAACAGGATCTTTACAATTTAGTGCACCTATCAACACAGTTGGTAGTGGAGCATATGCTGATTGGAGTGTTAACTTGGCAGGAGCAAGTGGAGGAGATGGTACATCTGGTACTTCTGGTTCAACAGGAACTAGTGGTACATCAGGATCTACTGGAACTTCAGGAACAACTGGTACAAGTGGTTCTTCTGGAACCTCTGCAACTAGTGGTTCATCAGGAACTAGTGGTAGCACAGGAACTTCAGGTTCTTCTGGTACTGACGGTTCTTCTGGAACTACTGGTACATCTGGCACATCAGGAACAACTGGTGTAGATGGTACATCAGGAACAACTGGTACATCTGGCACTTCTGGAACAACAGGAACTAGTGGAACTAGTGCTAATGATGGTACAAGTGGTACTTCAGGAATAGACGGTACTTCAGGTACATCTGGAACAGACGGAACTAGTGGTACAACAGGAACTTCTGGTACATCTGGTACTGATGGAACTAGTGGTACAACAGGAACTTCTGGTTCTTCTGGCTCTAGTGCAACCTCTGGAACATCTGGTACAACTGGAACTAGTGGTACAAGTGGATCTAGTGGTAGTAGTGCAACAAGTGGTACTACAGGTACAAGTGGTACATCAGGTATTGATGGAACTAATGGTACAAGTGGAACTTCAGGTACATCTGCTACATCAGGCACAAGTGGTTCTGATGGAACAAGTGGGACCTCTGGTACTAGTGGTATAGATGGAACTTCTGGCACAAGTGGAATAGATGGAACTTCTGGCACTGATGGTACTTCAGGTACTGATGGAACTTCTGGAAGTGATGGTACATCAGGTACAAGTGGTACAAGCGGTACAAGTGGTACAAGCGGTACAAGTGCAACTGATGGTACAAGTGGTACAAGTGGTACTGACGGTACAAGTGGAACAAGTGGTACTGACGGAACATCTGGAACTAGTGGAATAGATGGTACAAGTGGAACTAGTGCAATAGATGGTACATCTGGTACTGCTGGAACTTCAGGTACAACAGGTACTTCTGGAACTAGTGGAACCAATGGTACTGATGGAACGTCAGGTACTGATGGTAGCAGTGGAACAGCTGGTACAAGTGGTACTTCTGGAACTAGTGGTACAACTGGTACAAGTGGTACAAGTGCAACTGATGGAACGTCAGGTACAAGCGGTACAACTGGAACTAGTGGTACTTCAGGAACAACTGGAACTAGCGGAACGTCTGGTACAACAGGTACAAGCGGAACATCTGGAACAGATGGTACTTCAGGTACTGCAGGTACTTCAGGTATTCAAGGAGACATATATGCTTCTTCTTCTACTGATAGTTTAACAATAGGATTAGGTGTACAAAATTTAACAATAGGAACAGGCTTAGCTTATACAGTTGGTCAAACTGCATTAGTTGCATATGACGCAAGTAATAGCATGGTAGGTACTGTTCTTTCATATAATAGCGGAACTGGTGCTTTCTCAATAGATGTATATGACTTCTTAGGAGGTGGTACATATTCTACATGGGCAGTTAACTTAGCTGGTGCATCTGGTGGTGATGGTAGCTCAGGATCTAGTGGTACAAGTGGAATAGATGGAACATCTGGTACAAGTGGTACTAGTGGTACTTCAGGAACAACTGGTACTAGTGGTACAAGTGGAACCACTGGAACAAGTGGTACTTCTGGAACTTCAGGTACAAGTGGAACAAGTGCTACAGATGGTACTAGTGGTACAAGTGGTACAACAGGCACAAGTGGAACATCAGGCACTACAGGAACAAGTGGTACTAGTGGTACAAGTGGTACATCTGGTACATCTGGTACAAGTGGTACAGACGGAACTTCTGGTACAAGTGGTACAGACGGAACTTCTGGTACAACTGGAACCTCAGGAACCAGTGGATCTACAGGTACTAGTGGTACAAGTGGTACTTCAGGTACAACGGGAACTTCTGGAACTTCTGGAACAAGTGGTATTAATGGTGTGTCAACTAATTTATTTTTATACGAAGCTGATGCAAACACTTTTTCGGGCGCACCTTCAAGTGGACATATTCTTTGGAATAATGCCACACAAATAAGTGCTACCCAAATAAATATAAATCACTTAACAGATACCCCGATAACAGATATTGATATATTTTTATCTTTATTACAAACAGGACAAAAGTTAACAATACAAGACAGAAGTAATTCAGCTAATTACCAAATATGGACAATTAGCGCTACTCCTACTTATGTCCCTACAACTTATTGGACTATACCTGTTACATTGGTATCTTCAGCAGGAACGGGAACAACAGGGTTTGCTAATAACCATCCAATATTTGTAGCTACATCTGCTTTTAGTGGAACGAGTGGAACAACGGGTACTTCTGGTACAAGTGGCACTGGAACTAGTGGTACATCTGGTACAACTGGAACTTCTGGAACTACAGGTACAAGTGGTACATCAGGTACTTCAGCTACAGATGGAACTAGTGGTACAACTGGTACTAGCGGTACATCAGGCACTAGTGGTACAAGTGGAACATCAGCAACTGATGGAACAAGTGGTACTTCTGGCACCACAGGAACTTCTGGAACAAGTGGAACATCTGGTTCAAGTGGTACAGCAGGTACAACAGGTACTTCAGGTACAAGTGGAACTGATGGCACAAGTGGAACAGCTGGTACATCTGGAACCTCAGGATCTAGTGGTACAACTGGAACAAGTGGAACAGCTGGAACAGCTGGTACAGCAGGTACAAGTGGTACATCTTGTGGATTATGTGGAACAAGTGGAAATACAATTACTATTCCTTCTACTCCTGCTACAACTACTACAACTACAACAGCTGGTCCTGTGGTATATACAATTGATTCATTTGGAACAGGTAGTGCCTTTGATGCTTGTACTACTGGAAGTCCAACAATCACTGTATATGCATTACCAGGTTATACAACACCTATTGTTGGCATGATTCTTTATGATAGTTCAAGTTTAACAACTCCTTATATTGGTGGAGCAGGTTGGAGAAAATTAATACAAGGTGCTACAAGTTATGCAGCAGAAGTAGATATTAATGGAGAAATTACAAACTATTCAGCTTGTTAATAGATAAAAATGTAAAATAAATATAAATGCCTTACGCTAATATTACCATAACTACCAATACAGATTTATCGTTTATAACTGGACAATTTATCCAGCTTATAGCAGATAGTGATAACTATATTTTTGGTCAAATAGTTTCATACAATCCTGGTACTGGTTCATTAACTTTTACACCAACTAAAGAAGTTGGTAGTGGTAGTTACAGTACTTGGAACATAGTTGCCTCTGGTTCAGCTGGTGATGATGGTACAAGTGGTACTGCAGGAACATCTGGTACAACAGGTACAAGTGGAACTACAGGTACCTCTGGAACAAGTGCTACTTCTGGTACTACTGGTACAAGCGGTACATCTGCTACAAGTGGAACAAGTGGATCTACAGGAACATCTGGTTCTAGTGGTACATCAGGTACAGACGGTACATCAGGTACAACTGGTACTTCAGGAACTACTGGAACTTCTGGTTCTAGTGGAACTACTGGTACATCAGGTACATCAGGTAGTGATGGTACTAGTGGAACTTCAGGTACCTCAGGTACTAGTGGAACTACTGGTACAAGTGGTAGCTCAGGTAACTCAGGTGATAAGTATGCTACTACATCAACAACATCTTTTACTTTAGGTAATGCAGGAACATTAACAGTAGATACACTACTTGCTTATACACCAGCTCAATCTATTATTGTTGTATATGATGCAAGTAATTATCAAGAGTGTGAGGTTATAAGTTATAACCCAGGAACAGGTGCTTTACAATTTGCTGCCCCTACTAGAACAATAGGTAGTGGTACATATATAAGCTGGGCAGTAAACTTGGATGGTGCTTCAGGAGGTGATGGTTCTTCAGGATCATCTGGTACTTCTGGATCATCTGCAACAAGTGGTACCTCTGGTACAAGTGGTGCTGATGGATCTAACGGTACATCAGGCACTTCTGGAACTACAGGTACTAGTGGAACTACTGGTACAAGTGGAACAGATGGTACATCAGGTACTTCTGGTACAAGTGGAACAAGTGCTACAAGTGGAACTTCAGGTACCACTGGAACATCTGGAACTAGTGGAACATCTGCAACTAGTGGAACATCAGGTACAACTGGTACATCTGGTACAAGTGCTATTGATGGCACAAATGGTACCTCTGGAACTAGTGGAACCTCTGGTACAACTGGTACATCAGGTAGTTCTGGAACTAGTGGTACAAGTGCAACTTCTGGAACTTCTGGAACAACTGGCACAAGTGGTACAAGTGGTATTGATGGTACAAGTGGATCAAATGGTACATCTGGTAGTAGTGGATTAGGTTCAGAAACTATTCAAGCTTGTAGTACAGCAGGTACAGCAGGTACATTTGGTACATCAGGTACATCAGGTATAGCTATTGATCTTATTAATGAAGCACAATATGTTGGTGCAGTTTATAACTATAATATAAATGATGGAACAAATTTCCAAACAGGAATTCTTGTAGTTGCTTGGAATAACATATCAAATGAAGTGGTTATAACACAAGCTGCCCAAGCTACAATTGGAACAGTGACTGCATATTTCTTTGCAAAGCTTACAGGCGGTAATGTAGTATTATCTCTTATAACAAACAATACTACAACTTTATGGAATGTTGTATTAACTAAGACAACCCTTCTTGATTGTGGTGGTTATATTCCTGAATCATTTATAGTGACAGAAGATAACAACTTTATAATAACTGAAAATGATAACTTTATCATAACTGAATAATAAATATAAAATATAAAATATAAAATATAAAAATATGTCAAACGTAAAAATATCACAATTACCCAATCTAGCATCTGTAGAAGGAAGTAGTTTAGTTCCTGTTGTTCAGGATGGTGTTACGTATTCAACAACTGTTTCTAACATAGGTACATTTGGTTCTAGTGGTACATCTGGTACATCTGGTACATCTGGTACAAGTGGTACATCTGGTACATCTGGTACAAGTGGTACAGACGGAACTTCTGGTACTAGTGGTACATCAGGTACTGATGGAACTTCTGGAAGTGATGGTACATCAGGTACTAGTGGTACAAGTGGAACAAGTGGTACTGACGGTACTAGTGGTACATCTGGAACTGACGGAACATCTGGAACTAGTGGTACATCTGGAACTAGTGGTGTGAATGTTGGTTCTAGTGCTGTAATAGTTCTTGGTGATGGTACAAATTCCTCCGTAAGATGTGGTGTTTCAAACTCTGCTTCTGGCAATTATAGTTTTGCTGGTGGTGGACAATGTAACACCGCTAGTGGAACATGTTCAAGTGTTGTTGGTGGATTTAAAAATTTATCTAATGGATTTAATAGTTTCATAGGTAATGGTAATTGTAATAATGTTTGTAATACAACAAGTGGATGTTATGCTTATGGGGCAGTTGTTGTTGGTGGTGTTGGTAATAATACATGTGGAGGAACGTGGGATATAAATTGTGGTTGTTTTACCTCTGCACCAACTATTTGTGATGCTGGTTCAATGAGTTTTGTTGGTGGTGGATTCCAAAATAAAGCAACGGGAGGTAATTCATTTATAGGAGGTGGTTTATGTAATACAGCTAATGCTCTTAATTCTGTTATTGTAGGTGGTGCTTGTAACACAGCTAGTGGAGTTTATATTGGCAAAGCATTTGTTGGTGGTGGTCAACAAAATACAGCTAGTGGTTATTATTCATCTATTGTTGGTGGAAAATGTAATATAGCTTGTGGATGTGGGTCATTTGTAGGTGGCGGTGATGGTAACATAGCTTGTTATATGTCAACAGTTAGTGGTGGTTCATGTAACACAGCTAGTGGTTATAATTCAATTATTGGTGGTGGACAATGTGGTACGGCAAGTGGAAATTATTCATCTATTGCAGGTGGTTTAAATAGTATCGCTAGTGCGAGTGGTTCATTTGTTGGTGGTGGTATAAATAATATCGCTAGTGGGACTACTTCATCTGTTGGTGGTGGTACTAACAACACCGCTAGTGGATGTTATTCAACTATTAGTGGAGGATATTGTAACATAGCTTGTGGTTCTTATAGTGGTGCATTTGGTTGTGGATTAACAAACTCTGTAGCTTGTTCATTTATGGTTAACCAATTAATTGCAACCAATTTAACCATTGGTTGTGGTGTTTGTGTTGGTGCTAGTGGTGAACTCGTTAATGCAAGTGGTGGTGGAGCTGCTGTTATGGTTGCAGGTACAGGTACTTGTTCTATAGTAGGAAGTGGAAGTGGTAACACAGGTAGTGGAGCATATAGTTTTGCTGGTGGTGGTAGATGCAACACAGCAAGTGGTACTTATTCAACAATTAGTGGTGGTCAATGTAATAATGTTTGTGGAAGTAATTCTTTTGTAGGTGGTGGATTTAAAAATAATGCTTGTGGAACTAATTCGCCAATTGTTGGTGGATGTTGTAATACTCAAAATTTTTATGCACCAGCTGCAGTTTGCTGTCCTACTGGTTTTGTTTGGGGAACTTCTTGTTTTACAGTTTGTGGAGATTTTTTTGTACAAAATACTTGTGAGTGGACTTTATATGGTGCTGGTGGTGGGGTTTGTTATTCTGTTTTCCCTGTTGGAGCAATGGTTACTGGTCCGCCTACTTGCACAATCTTTAGCCTTGGTGGTAGCTATCCAGGTAGCCCTACTTGTGCAAGTTTTTCAAGTATAGCTTGTGGAAGTTTAGATTCATTTATAGGCGGTGGTGTATTAAATTATGTTCAACAATGTGGTTCATCTATTGTTGGAGGATGTTGTAATATAGCTAGTGTAACTTGTGGATGTAATTCATTCATAGGAGGAGGATTTAAAAATACTACTTGTGCTATTGGAGGAGTGATAGGAGGAGGATGTTGTAATATAACTAGATGTAATAATTCTGCAATATTAGGAGGTTGTAGTAACATAGCTAGTGGTGGTTATTCATTTATAGGTTCTGGTTCTAATAACACAGGTAGTGGTTATAAATCATTTATTGGTGGTGGTCAAGGCAACCTAGTTAATATTGATTTTTCATCTATTATAGGTGGTTGTAGTAACTGCATTTGTCAAGCACCGCCTTACTCGACTATTGTAGGAGGAAAAAGTAATTTAATTTGTGGTGTTAATAATGGAAGTATTTTTATAGGTGGTGGTGCTGGTAACGTAGTAGGTGGAAATTGTTCTAGTGTTGTAGGTGGATGTAACAATACAGCTACTACAAATAATACATTTGTTGGTGGTGGACAATGTAACACCGCTAGTGGACTTAATTCATTTGTTGGTGGAGGTAACACTAACACCGCAAGTGGTAGTTATACATTTGTTGGTGGAGGTAAAACTAACACCGCAAGTGGTTGTTATAGTGGAGTAGTATATGGTTTTTGTAATTGTGGTACATCTTTACATTCATTTATTGCTTCAGGAAGGCAGAATAGAGCAACGTCTTGTTTTTCTGCAATACTAGGAGGATGTAATAATCTTGCTTGTGGAATTTTTACTGCAGCATTTGGATGTGCTATTACTAATAGCATAGCTTGTTCATTCGCAGCTAACCAATTATGGGCTTGTAACCTTGTAGGTACAACTGTCGCTGTGTGTGTTGGCACAGATGGTCTTCTTGTAAGAGGTGCTTCCGATTGTAGATTGAAAACAAATATTTGTAATATTTCTTATGGCTTATGTGATGTTAAAAAGCTTAACCCCGTTTCATTTGATTGGAACGAAGTAGAAAGAGAAACTAGAGGATGCAATAGACAAGTTGGTTTCATAGCTCAAGAAGTAGAACCAATCATCCCAGAGGCAGTAGGACAACAAGCGGACAATGGAGAATACTCTCTAAGCCCCGATAAAATAATCCCTGTTCTTACCAAGGCATTACAAGAGCTAAGTGATAAATTTGATGCTCAAGAAGAAAGAATCGCTAAATTGGAAGATATTATTAAAAGAAACAATTTAGTTTAAACATAAAAATCAAATAAAATGGCAGACTTAACAGCCTTACAGGCAGAATTAGAAGCAACTCAATTAGAAATTGAAGTGGCTAGACAAGCTAAAATTGACGAGAATAAAGCTCGTTTAGCTCAGTTACAAGCTGAATAAAAATTTGTTTATTTCAAATAGTTGATTTACCTTTGGGGACAAAATCAACTATATGAATATAATATTTCAAATAAATGGCGGTATTGGCAAGGTGATTGCCTCTACTGCCATTTGTGTTTCTATTAAAGAGGTATTTCCTGATGCTAAACTTATTGTTGTCTCTGGTTATCCAGATGTGTTCTTAGGTAATAAGAATGTTGATAGAGCTTATGCTTTTGGTCAACAAGCTTATTTCTATAAGGAATACATTGAGAATCAAGAAGTTATAGTGTTTGGACATGATCCATATTTAGAAGCAAAACACATTAAACAAGAAGAACACCTTATTGAAACATGGTGTAAATTGTATGGTTTACCAGTGACTAACACTGTTGGAGAACTATTTCTTACACAAAGAGAAATAGATTTCTTTAGCAAGAAGTTTGTCTCTGATAAGCCTATTTTTTTGATGCAAACTAATGGAGGAGCGGAAGCAGACCAAAAGTACTCATGGGCTAGAGATATTCCTAGTTATGTAGTGGAGAATGTTATTCATGAATTTAAAGAACAATATAATATTGTACATATTAGAAGAGATGATCAATTACAATATGATGGAACCTTTGGTGTATCTGATACATTCAGAGCATTAATTGTTCTTATAAGCATTAGTGAAAAGAGATTGTTAATGGATAGCTTTGGTGAACATGCTGCAGCTGCACTTAATAAACCTTCTACAGTGTTATGGGTAGCTAATAGTCCTAAGGTGTTTGGTTATGATTTACATACAAATATTGTAGCTAATCCAGAAACAGTTGTTCCTGAATTACGTAATGCATATTTAAGTAAATATAATATTGGAGGAGATCCTATTGAGTTCCCTTACAATAATGAATCTGAAATCTTTAATGTAGATGCTGTAATAGCATCTTTAAAATAAACTAACATGGATAAAATATTCTATCAAAGTTCTTTACCTAGAGCAGGTTCAACTCTTTTACAAAATATACTTGCACAAAACTCTGATATATATGCTACACCTACATCTGGTGTACTTGAACTTATCTTTGGAGCACGTTCTAATTACACAAACTCTGCTGAGTTTAAAGCTCAAGATGCTGAGCTTATGAAGAAAGGTTGGCAAGCTTTTGCTAAAGCAGGAATGGATGCTTTCTACAATGCTATTACAGATAAGAAATATGTACTAGATAAGAGTAGAGGATGGGGAATTCATTATGACTTCTTACAGTTTGTACAGGGAGGTGAACCAAAAGTTATTTGTATGGTAAGAGACTTGCGTGATATCTTTGCTTCAATGGAAGGTAACTTCAGAAAGCATCCAGAAAAGCAGTCTGATATTTTAGATTGGTCTAAAGGACAAGGAACCACTGTACCTAAGAGAATAGATATATGGGGTCAACAACCTCCTGTAGGACTTGCATTAGAAAGACTTAGTGAAATATTTAGAACAGGCATTAATAGTAAAATGTTATTTATTAAGTTTGAAGACTTATGTTTGTACCCAGATACTACAATGATTAAAATATATGAGTATTTAGGAATACCACATTATCAACATGATTTTGATAACATTGAACAAGTGACTAAAGAAGATGACGAAGTGTATGGTGCATTTGGTGACCATGTTATTCGCACAAAACTTGAACCTGTAAGAAGTAAGGCTAAAGAGTTATTAGGTAAGGAAGTGAATGATTGGGTTTACACAAATTATAAATGGTTCTTTGACCAATTTAGATATAGTAAATAATGGAAAAGTTTAAAATAGGATTTTATAAAACTACTAAAAAAGATCCATTAAATGGATTTGTTACTAATCAATTAAGTTATATGTTATTTCCTAATGATAATGCTGTAACAAGTTCTATTATTAATGGATGGCAATATGAATGGTATATATTTGATTTCTTAAACAAGAATCAAATAGATTGTGAAGGCAAAACAATACTTGATGTGGGAGCTAATAATGGTAGCTTTGCTATAGACTTTGCCCATTTAGTTGGAGATAACGGAATGGTACATAGCTTTGAACCACAACGCATCATCTACTATCAATTGTGTACTAATGTGTTTATTAATGGATTAGACAATGTATATTGTCACAATGAAGCTATAGGAAATGTAGATGATTTTGTAATGATAGAAAAACCAAACTATTTTGAGAGCACAAAGATGGTTAACTTTGGTGGTGCAGAAATAGTTAAAGAAAATGGAGATTTAATTCCTATAAAAAGACTTGATAGTTATGATTTTAAAGATGTTGTATTTATTAAAATCGATGTTCAAGGATATGAATCTTTTGTAATTGATGGGGCTGAAGAGACTATTAAAAAACATAGACCATATCTATTTGTAGAGTTTGAAGATCATTTGTTACAAAAACAAGGAACATCTGAAATAGAACTAAAGGCTAAGATAGAAGCACTAGGATATTTAGTATTACCATTTCAAGAAGGTGTTCCATACCAATCATATAGTGGCAAATGCTTAGACTATGTAGCCATCCCTAAAGAAAAATTTGAAGAATTTAATCACATCATCCCTTAATTATGATAATAGTATTATTTGGACAGCCTGCATCAGGCAAAACCACCCTAGCTAAAAAATTTATAGCTGAAGGATTTCATCACATAGACGGAGATGAATTAAGAGACCTTTTTAAAAATAAAGACTATAGTAGAGAAGGTAGAGTTAAAAATTTAAATAGAGCTAGTGATATAGCACACTATTTAAATAAAGCAAAAAACTATAACGTTATATTATCTTTAGTATATCCTTATGAAGAAGCTAGAGAATATCTTAGTAAACTAACTAGAGATATTAAATGGATCTATCTTATCTATGAAGAGAATAGAGGTAGAGATGAATTTAAAGTGGAGGACTTTGAAGTTCCTCATATGGATGATGTAGATTTAATTATTAATACTTCTAACACTTCTATTGAAGATAGTTTAGATAAAATCAAACGTGTATGCAGAATATTTTAGCAGAAGGAAATCGTAAGACAGATGGTTATGCTATGTTTATTGGAAGATGGCAACCATGGCATGCTGGTCATAGATGGTTAATTGACCAACAATTAAATCAGGGAAAGAAGATACTATTATGTGTAAGAGATGTTAAAGAGGATGAAAAGAATCCTTGGTCTGCTTATCAGATAATGATGATGTTAACAGAAGAGTTAATGGATCTAATAGAAGAAGGTAAGGTGAGACTTATGATTATCCCAGATATTGAGTCTATTAACTTTGGTAGAGGTGTTGGTTATGATGTAATTGAATACACACCACCACAAGAGATACATGATATCTCAGCTACAAAGATTAGAGAGCAAATGAAACTAGAGGGAAAGCTTTAAAAAATAATATTCTTTATTTCTTTTATCACTTTCTCTGCAGGAATACCCCTATGACATTCAAATTGTTTAGGGGTATTTTTATGTACAGGACACCAGTTATAATCCCCTTTATCAAATTTGAAATTTGGATTGTTCCAACAACCATGACATAAGTTTGTATCTATAATTCTTATACAGTTAGATTGAAACTCATGATCTGCTTCTGTAAAATTACTAATCATTACCACCTTAGTACCAATTGCCCACGCTAACCAACTTAATCCACTAGAAAGCCCTATAAATATTTTGCTATTAGCAATCATGTTAACAGTGTTATCCATAGATGTATCTTCTATCTGAGTACAATTATCAAATGGATTTCTTTCTTTGGATACATTATATACATTATATCCTTTGCTCACTATATAGTTAATCAGCTCTTGCCATGCTTCTTTAGTCCAAAACTTACATCCTGATGTACTATTTGTAGCAATAGTTACAAACTTATCTTTACTTTCAAATCGTACAGGTGTGTAAGCAAGCTTAGGTTTAATCTCTTCCCACTTTAATCCTAGTATATTACTAGCTGCTTTTTGTAAAGGAATAATGTTACATAACTCAGGTTCTTTATCAGGATGATATCTCCAACCAATTATATATTGACCATAGATATTATTTACAGTAGTTCCTGGTATAACGAATTCAAGATTAGGATAAGATTGTTCAAATAAGAAATTCTTATACGTACTCACTACAACGTGACACTTATGTTTTTTTCTAAACTCCTCACAATAAGGCACCCAAGCTATTGTATCACCAAGTGACTGACTGTCTATTACAATGTATACACGTTTATCTTCAAAACTTAATGTTTCTTCAAATATAAGTTCTCCATCTTCCCACACCTTAGCAGTCCATTTAGTAAACCATTGTCTGTTTAACTTAACCCAAGAGTTTGATTTTATTGTATTTTCGTAAGCTATACTACCTTTTTCATCATAAAAATGAACTAAAAAGTTACTATCACTGTTGCCTGTAATCTCTAACTTAGGACTCTCTACATATAATACAGAAATATTCACCTTTGTTTTCTTCTTCTTTTTAGGCTTGATAGGAAGAAACATTATATTATTATATAGCTCATCGTGCTCTTCTGCAAATCTATTGTCTGGTATATCGTAAGCTTGTAATAATTTAATCTTATCTAAATTACTATCTATAGGTAGAAGATATTTACCAAACATATTTTCATATTGAGGAAGATTTCTAGCTATAACAGGAAGACCATATCCAATAGCTTCTCTAAGTACAAGAGGATTACACTCCCATGTACTATTAAACATAAAGATATCTGCAGCTTTTAAGAACTCATCTACATCAGCTCTCTCGCCCCATATCTTTACATTCTTTGGTAAATCTTTCATTAATGGTTCCCAATAGTCTTTAAAGTTAGGAGCTTGATTACCTACAAAATGGAAGTCCATGTGAGGATATATTCTGGCTATTTCAATTCCTTCTTTTTGATTCTTACCTGCAGTCCATAGTCCTACATTAACAACATTAACCTTAGACTTATCAAAACCTAAATTATTTTTAGCATCAAGTTTATCTAAAAGTCCTAGTTGATTATCTTCTATAGGAAATATAATCACC